ATTATCAAATGCAGATAAATTCCATCCACTTTTACCAGATTTTTTTATTTCATTTTCTATGTTTGTCTGTAAATCTCCATTCTGTTTGAGAGCAGCATCCATATTAAATTCCAAATTATTTCTAAAATATCCAAATCCATTTCCATCATCAGCCCAATTCATAAAATATTTAGCCAACACAAAATTATCAATTGGAATTATTGTCGGTGTATATTTAACCATACACTTGGAATTTGTAGAATTAACTGTATATAATAGTCCGTCATTAAACAAATAAGCCCAACATAAAGAACCCAAGTAAAGCAATTCTATTTTAGGATAACTAATATAAGATTGTTTCTTATTAAAACAAGATAACATTATATCTGTTATATTTATAACTACACTGGACCCGTAATATTGTATCATCGAACCACTTCCTCCCATTTGAGTATTATCTAAGAATAGAGCTGCCCTTTGATACGATCCCTTGTTCCCATAATAATCAATATCATTAAATACATTAGCATCCGATTTTATACTTTTAGGATTTCCATTGTCATCCAATATATCATAACGTCTCTCCTTGCATTCCTGTTGAATGGTCCATCGTTTCATATTTACGAATCTATCATGTAAAAAACCGAATGAACTTGAAGAAATTAAATTTTGAAAAGCTGAACTATTAATAATATTACAGTTTTCATCTATGATAACATATTCTTTAAAAGTATCAAGAGTATAAGCATCTGGATGTTCTTTTATCCATGTTTGTACTTCTTGTAAATGTGATTTATGGATATACCATCCATTTGACAAGACATCAGGAATAAATACCCATCTCCAACCATTAGAGGGTACTTCACCATTAGTTTCAGAAGATACATTGGAATCTGTAACCAAAGAATTTATCGTATCTATATTATTTGACGGCTTTATCGCAATATTATATCCTTTTCTATTGAAAAGATTATTATCTTTTGCGACTAATTTCGATAAATCTCCCTGTTTGTATTTTTTTATTTTATCTCCATCTGTAATGTTTTGTAATCCTTTTCCTTGCATTATATTCAACATGCCTTCTCCAAGTGTTCCAAAATCACTTACCGCTCCAATCTTATCCTTAAACGAATCCGAAATAATGTCTTTATAAGCATAATAAAAATTTTTAGCATCCATTATACCACAATGATATGCATAATCTTTAACATCAGCATATTTGGAATTAATTCTTGTAATATTCATTCCCATTGTGTTATAATAGTTAAATATCAATGAAGCACGAAGATATAATTTAAATGACAAAATAGACGGATCCGTTCCAAAGAAATTATCCAAATCAGCATCTGTCAATTCTCCTAAATACTTGTCTGTCGTAAACAAGTCCGACATAACAAGAGGCATATAAATGGTAGGAACCTGAGCATTGGTGCTATTTGTATTGTTAGCTCCAGTATTATCTGGTACAATGTTATTCATCTGTGCATTTGCATATTTTGTGGCATCAATAAGACCAAGAACCAAATCCCGTTCGGGAAACATGGTGGCATTTCCTTTGTTACCAACCCAACCATCTACCTGTTTACCGTGTTGAATATCATTTACTTTTGGGAAAGGAGGAACAACTGCTTTTGTTATATCAAAATCAGAATCTTCCACCATCATAAAACCACAATCAGACGGAGTTCTGTTTTTCTTATACACATTTTCAGCACATGAATACATACAATATAACAAAGTCTCAAAATGCTCCATTAATAATTTCATCATGTTTTTGACAGTTGGTCTAAAACCCAGTCCAGAAACTATTTTTGAATTTCTAACTGCTTTGGCATTATCAATAGCTGCCTGCTTCTTTGATTCTGAATTCTGTTTGATTTTATTCAGATAATCATAAAACATTTCTCCAGTCTTGTTATTCATCAATACAAAAACATCATAATTCCATGTCTGATTAAATACTGTATTGGTAGATATATTCTGTAATACTATTTCTTTTAAAACCTTATTTACATTCGCTGTTTTAAAGGCTTCTATTGATATAGATACTCCTGATGTGGTAGGATCATACAATACAGAATTTCCAGTACCATAAACAATACTAAATTGATTTGCATCTGAATTCCCCATATTGACCAGACCTTGCTTCATGGACTCAAAGTTTTTACTCGTATCCTTATAGTATTGTTGAGTTAAAACATCCTGTTCTATATTGTCTAAATCTCCCTGATACAGAATAATACATACTCCTCTTCCTACATCGTCAGAAAGAAAATAAGAAGAAGAATCATGGTGTAAATTGTTTTTAAATCCGTCAAAAACAGTAGCAAGAGAAGGAATATCTGACTCTATTGCATTTTGTGTATTCTGTGTGTTTGCCACTTCGTTGTTGGCCTGTTGTAATTCTGTATCTGAATCGACTTCCGAAATAACCTTAAATACCTGCATCAATCCAACAGGAGTCGCCCCATCCAATAAATAATCAGAATTGGTACAAATTGTATTTTTCCAATAATCAGCACCAGCAAAAGAACAATACGGAGCACAAACCATAAGATTGACTGGGATATCGTTCAATAAAGAATAGCGATATCCTATAAGTTCCAAATCCACATTAAAGTTTCCTGTATTATTATTAAAATCAACATTGACATTTTGGAATGCCAAATCATAAGTTATAGGAGTACCATAATATCCTTTTACAAACATGGTTATGGATGGATTTGGCAATGAGAAAAGACTTCGGAATAACGAACCACTAAGATTTGATTTATCAAATCCTGGTATGCCATCAACCACCTTGGAATGAGTTCTTTCTTGTGGGGAAAATAATGACGTTCCTCTTACATCAACCAGATTCAACTTAACCTGAGGACAATAATAATTATCATAAGTAATATCTATGGATTCTATTCCAAGCATTTCATTGCTTATATTATCCTCATATACATCATAATAGGTATGTTCTGTTCCCTCGTTGGTAAGATAATTTATATGCTTATCACTTTTATGTTTTTCGGCATATTCATCTGATTCTGGCTGATTATGTCCGTAATAAAATCTTCTTCCAGACAATATGCTGGCTTTTCTTCCATTATCTGCTTTCCATGAAATAAGATATATTCTGTTTGATGTTCCATTATTTCCATCACTATCCGAAGTCGGATTTGTAGCCTCTTGAAATCTGCTTTTTATTTCTATCTGCAAATCAACGGCTATACAATAGTCGGTACCATCCCAAAGCTGATGAATACGTTTCTTTTGTCCGCTAAGGTCATTATACTCCTTGCTCGAATCGTTTATTGCATTCGGGTCAATATATGATATTTTTCCATTGATATCCTGAACATTAACATTTATATCTGTATTTACTGAATCAGCCATTTTTCTTAATAATATTTGTTATACTTATCTATATCGGTATCATACTGTATGAGGACTTGGTCCAAAGGAAGAGGAATTCTTATCCTTTCCCCATCCTGTATCTCAAATTCCATATTTCCTATTGTCGGATTTGCCTGTAAAATAAGCCATCCGTAATTAGGATCTGAATAATACTGGTATGATAACAGATCAAGTCTTGTTTCTCCTCGTTTGTATAAAATATACGCATCCGATGAACGGACAGGAATTTTAACAAATGGGACCTCGCTTATATTACCGCTTTTCCTAAACTTTTTATATCTATCGTAAATCATTATTAAAAAATAACAAATTGTTTTATTGATATATATTTGGAACGAATGTGAATTCCTTTCCATCCGTATCTTTGGTATATCCTATCATTTCGGATCTATCATCATATACACGCTGATTAGCATAATAATTGAATGACAACGCATTTTGCAATCTGGAAATAGGTCCACCCAAATCACTACCACCAGTAAACTTGAATCCTATATTTATTTTGGCATACATTGGCTGAACTCCAGCACCTTCTGGATTCATATCCCATTGGATACCTCCTCCGACATCATAATTAATTCCCAATGACGTTATATATATCTTTGTATAATAGAAATCTCCTATTCTCAACACACATACAGGAGGTCTACCAAATGCCATATTTGCAGAATTTTCACCCATTTCATTTCCATCAGATACACTATCAGTAGGTCCTTGTCTGGTACACTGATGAAGGAATGACAATCTTGCATTAAAACCCTCTGGAGACATGGAATGAAAAGCTGGATCGAAATATTTTATTTTGTCAACAATCTTGTTGTGCATGACAGGATCTGTAATTCCAAGATTTCTGAAATAATCAGCTTCTGTTTCGTATCTATGCGTAGTGACAGCTCCAGTGGTATTGGTTACGTCCGCTGCGGTCTGTTCCGCTTTTTCATTATTATCCTTTTCTTTCGTTTTCTTTGAATTGTCTGTTTTTTGTGCACTTTGAACCTCTTTCCCTCTGCCATCCATTGTTGCCAATATGGAATTGCTTGTACCAGTAGTTTCACTTTTTGCGGTATTTAAGTCAGTAGCCTTTTTGGTCGTATCATCATCATCCACATCATCATAAGTAATGCGTATAACTGCAGAGCGATTTATTTTAGCCATTAAATGACTAACATCGACCTGTTTCTTATCTCCAACTTCCTTGCTTGGCGTTGATTTTGTAGTTATCTCAGCTGAATCAAGTATTTTATTCTTTTCCATCAGTTCCTTTATGAAAGTAGACATTGTTAACGCTCTATGTTTTGCAAGTTGCTGATTTGAAGATTCCGTTTTTTTTCTGGCTGTCTTTGGATGACCATGCTCATTTGAAATTCCTTCAATTTCAATTTTTACATTTTTCATACCAAATATTTTTTTGAACAAATCAACATTTTCCTGTTTATAATGAATTCCCTCTTTGATATTATAATCAGATATGTTTTTATCTGTTTCAAACGGACAATATTGATATATAGCCATCACAAAATCAGCATAAGACACCAGCCTTTTCTTTCCATCTTCAGAAACATAAAGTCCTGTTGTATTGGCACTTGAAGCACCAAATTCATTAGGAAAAACCTTATCTGCAACTGTTCCAAGACCTTGCTGCGAATTCAAACCATAACTTCTTATGTCAGCATAATCCTTAAAATTGACCAGTTTTTCATTTCTCCATAATTCCTCATCTCCAGCTTCATTTACATAATCATAAGATTTCAGCTTTTTCTTTTTCACATTGGTATCTATTCTATAAAGCCACTGAATTCTATCTTTCAATGCTTTAGACTCACTTTCCTTTGCAGATAATCTCTCATTGAATGTGCATATATACCAATTTCCGTTTGTAGAGGCAGAATCTGTTGATTTAGAATCTATATTGACCGCCAAAAAGGAATCGGTCATTTTGTTGGTATCATAAGTATAATATCTGTTCCAATGGTCGGAAACCCTTGAAACGCCATGATTTGGATTAGGATATGATGCTGATAATGTATCTTGATTGTCAAGTACCATTTCATAACCAAACGTATCCGATGTAACAGGAGCTACTTTATCATAAGGAAGCCCAGATATTGTTTCATCCACATCAGCATTGTATCCCCTATAATGAGGATCGGTTCCCCATGAAGATATATCATTCACTGTTATTTTGTCTGAAAATCTCACCAAAATATCATGATAATCGTATGATGATGCTGAAGAATCATTATCAAATTGTAACCCATAACCAGTGCCTATTCCATTTGCAAGATACATTATAGGAAAAAATGTTCCATAAGGCTGTTCATTGCTTTTTATATCATAATATCCCGTATAATTATTAGGATAAAATACAGAAAACTCAAGAACATGAGGACTTTCATTTTTCGCAGGAGAATCTTCTGGAGTTTCTTTTTTGACTGGCTCCACAACCGTTTCCTTTTGGGCTTTGTTAGGTCTAAGAATATCACATCCTGCGAAAAATCTAAGTAACGTCTGTTCTGTAGAACCAGTATCATCGACAGAATCTGCTTTCACGTTTGCATCCTTTTGATTTCCATAAAACTGTTGTCTATCCTTATCTATATGATCTATAATAGTCGGATGGTCAATCAGCAGAATAAAATCAAGATTTCCTGTACGTTCTGTATTTTTATAGGTATATAGCTGCTCTCCTCTTCCTATAAAGTCCTGTCCGCCCCACTGTACCGACACGCTTTCGTTAAATGATAAACCATACGGAGGAAACCACATAATTCTTCCTCCAAGTGGTCCCTTTTGTTCATCGGACAATAAATTGCTTTTATAATAATCTCTCCATGCCAAATTTTCTATTGAAAACATGCAGTGTTTGATATCAACATTCAAATTTGCATTTGAGTTGCTTGTAGGAGTGATATTCACCAAACCGTTGTTCTGATTAAGAACAGAATATTTAGCAAGACTATCAGGTCCTTTCATTCCCCCGACTCCGTCTTTTCTTCTGAATGGATATATTTCTCCCTCTTTATCCTTAAACAACGATCCTGATGCGCTTATTTCGGCAGTATCGTCATCATTGTCCGTATTCTTTGTTCTGTTGGAGAATGGTCGTATGGTATCTACTATAGTATGATATTCATGATGATAAGTCCACACCCTGCAATAAGGATTATCATACCCATTTGTATTGGTATCCTTATCAACATCTGCCTTTAGCAGATTTCGGCCATGGCTTAAACCATAATTGACTGATAATGCTGTCTGTATTTGCTGTGGTGTTCTTCCGTCTTCTGTTGATGTGTGGAATCTTGAAACCAAAGAATCATATTTACCATGCAGAAAAGCCCTGTTGGTCTTGTTTACCAAATCATTATATTTGTTCTTTTCATCATATCCTACATATACTCCGTTTGCGGTTCCTTTGTTTCTGTTTCGTTCAGAGGAATTGTTAACGCCATCCTCGTTTGAACTTACAGTATCATAATGACCGTCATAATCGTCACCAGAACCCTCATATTCCAGATATTGATAATTATAGTGTCTGTCTTTTATTTTGTTGCCATAATTAAATACAAAGCGTATGGAACGCTCTCTGTAATCCATATCTCCCAACCCTACAGTTGAAACATCTCCGTCTGTTGTGGATGGATATATGTTGGTAAGAGGAGAATTATACAATGACCTTCCTACAGGGAAATAGGTATCTGATGGTGTTATTCCTGGCTTTATGGAATGGGCAAATTTATCGTCATCTTCCGATAATGTATTAAACACATTATACATGGTTCTGTAAACAAAATCCTTGCTTCTCCACCCTAAATCATTATAATAATCAGCATTAAAAGCATCAATAGGCAGCAATCCGTTATTGTTGTCTGATGCTTCTTTTGCATAATCAAGAGGTCCTACTATCGTATCTATATATTCCCTATTTATATTTTCTCCAGCTCCTCTGGTATTCAAATCAAGTCCATTTCCATAATTGACATCATTAAAATAATATCTTGACATTCTCATGGAAATAGGATCATAATTTTCTCCAAAAGTTCCTGTATTGTCCCATTCTGCAAAAGCGGTCCTCAATCCCTTGTTTCTGTAAACCGTGGACATATTTGCCAATAATGTATCGGATTTACCGTTATCATTGGTAATTGGACTCTGTATATTATAATTTGTTATTCCTTTATGTGTATCATCCAATATATACGGAGATTCCAATGATTTTGGAAATGTAAAAGGCTTATCCCCGATGGTATATGAACCAAGATACATACTTATATCAAATGACGGTCTGTCAGAATATACTCTTCGTATGTAATCTACATAATCAAAGGAATTAGACCGCTGATAATCACTTACATATCTTGGAACAACGTGTTCGTAATCATAGGGGTTCAGGATTGTTCCTGGACCTACTCCTAATGTATGACTTCCCGTATATTGCTTAACTCCATAATCTTTTCTTATGGAATTGGCAATATAATTATAATCTTTTATTATTATTCCTACATTTGCATAGGTTTGTAAATGTTTTTCGTCTAACAATTCTGCCATTTTTTAAAATATAACATTTTAATTGAATCTTTCTTTCACACTTGAACCACCCGCCGAGTGCATTTTTGCTATACAGTTCTTTACTGCCTGCTGGAATCCATGGTCATTGGCTAACTCCCTATAATTAATTATTTTTGAATTACCATTTCCAAAATCTATCTTTATCGTTCCTCCGACATTCACGTTTCCGCTGCCTGCATTTGGAACATTATATCCATTATTTGACTGTCCATTATTTCCAGCTCCTCCTTTTTGTCCTCCGTTTCCTGATGTCGGACTGGATGCCATGTGAGCATTTGCTGTCGCATTGGTTTGATGAGCAACAACCGTCATTTCGCTTTTATTGAATTTGTAAGCCAACAATTCGTGTATTTTGATTGTTGACAACGCTGCCTTTACAAGTATGTCTGGATCGTTGATATCAACCGCTCCCTCTACCTGACTGGCATATTTATTTAAGTCCTTATTTCTAACATCATTCGGATTATCATGAAAAGCCTTTGCAATCCAACTTCCAGCAGCAGCTCCGATTCCGCTACCTAAACTGGCTCCTGCAACAGTTCCAGCACCTGGTATCAAACTACCTAAGAAACCTCCGATTAACGTTCCAGCCAAACTTCCCATGGTCATTCCTTTTTGGTCGGTTTTCTCATTCATCTTAGCAGATTTTTGTATATAATAATCGGGATTATTAATAAAACCATCCACTTTCCCTGCTTGATATTCTTTCTTTTTATCCAAAGCTTTTATTGCGGAATCATCGTAAGCATCATGTAACAAATAAGCATCGGAAGCCAAACTCAAAGCCAATCCAATTCCTGGGATTTTTTTCAATGCCCCCATTGACATTGATTTCATTACCCCCTTGGATCTAATGGCAGATGCCAATGCTTTTACTCCTCCTGCTGATTGTATTCCTTTATATGTGGATTTTACACCAGTCAATGACAAGGCTGACATTAATCCAACCGCACCATATTTGTCAACAAAAGATCCATCATTTGCTTGAATATACCCATTTCCAAAAATAGTATTTTTTGATTCCGAAGCTCCCCTAATACCTGCTACACGACTATCAATAGATACCAAAACATTATAAATATCATTTAATGGATTCATACTTGCAATTGCTGTCTGATTGGCAGCGTTTAATTGAAAGTTGGTTTGTGTAGGACTTGATATGTTTTCTCCTGTTCCTGATGATGGTTCTTGTTCTTCATCACCATCACTATCAGAATCCGATCCTGTTAGTTTTGAAATTCCATATCCTGCTGCAGTCAAAGCAAGACCTATATATCCTGCTTTTTTTAATCCTTTGGGAATTTTTATTTTTCTAAGAAAAGATAAGATTCCCTTACTTTTACCTGCTGCACCTGCCGCTCTTCCTGTATTTCCAGCTACACTTCCCGCACCAGCAGCTGCAGCTCCTCCTGCTGATCCCGCTGCACCAGCCGAACCAGCTGCGCCAGCCGCACCCGCTGCTCCTCCCGCACCACCAGCAGCTCCTGCTCCTGCTCCTACGGCTGTTCCTGCACCTCCTTCCGCTTGAATTATATCTTGTGAAGTCTGCGGATTGTTCCTTTCAGCAATTTTTCCCAGCATACGTTTCACTCTTTTGTATGCCAAAAAAGACCCTCCTCCAGCAGCGACCGATGGCAATAGAGCAGCAGCTCCCAAAATAGCAGGATGATTTTTTATCGTTTCAATAAAAGACTGTCCCGCATCCATTCCTCCTTTTAATGATTCGGTCCATTGTGCAGTTTGTGCACGTCCCTCTTTTCCTGCTGAATCCCAAGTCTCATTCTTTGACATCTCATTTCTCGCCTTATCCTGTCCCTCTTTCTCAAAATGAAGCCACAGATTATGAACATCATTTTCTATATTTTTTGTTTCAGCAGAAGGAGAATACAAATCACCCAGACTTTTTGCGTTCAAACTACTTATATCCACTTCTTTAGCAGCTCCACCACCCTCAGTATGATTATTAAGGTTAATCATAAACTTTTGTTTGGATGGATCGTAATAAGCCCTGCTTGCAATTAACGCTTTCTGGTCTGCATTAAACTTATTTCCAAGTTGAGAGCTTATCGCATTTGATTGAGCCTCACGAGTAGCCATATTGGTCAATTCGGCAGCATCAAAACCTGTCGCTTCGGATTCTGCCTTGATTAACTGTTTCCCTATGGGACTTATTTCAACCGTTCCTGATTTTTTGTTAAATCTTCCCATGTGAGCAACCGTACCTACCAATTTTTTGGTAAGTGCTTCCATATCATAGTTGGCTTCATATTGCAAAGACAAAGGATTAGACATATTGGATGCCATACTTCCTCCAAGCATATTCATCTTTGCCGACATTTCTATCGCACCCTGAATACTGCTTGCTTTATCTGCGACTCCAGCCACGCTGGTCATATTGAATTTCAAACGTTCCGAAAGAATGGTCATTTTTTCCATACCAGATACTCCCTCACTGAATGTTACCTTATTCATCAGCGCAAGATTTTCTGTTACCTTCTTGGTATAATTGGATAAGTCTATTCCGTATTTTTCAGAATTTTTCTGTAACTGCAAAAAGTTGGCAGAAGCAACTTTTACCGAACCACCTACGGCATCGAATCCAGAAACCAATGCAGTGGCATTTTCCCCAGCATAATGCTGAACATAAGCCATTGACTTGATTTCCGTTTCATTGAAAAGACGTGCGCTATTTGTTCCAGAGGCATAAGATGTGACCATGGCTTTCAGGTCCTCTGATGACATATTGTAATATTTTGCAATATCAATAGATGCCTTGACCATAGTGGAACGCAATGCCTCCATATTGTCCTTATTCATACCTATCTGTCGTCCAGACTGATAAGCTATATCATCAAACTCTCTCCATGTTTTTGTAGCTTCCTTGGCAATATTCCATATTGCCATCATGGTGTTTTTTATCTTACTCCATGTTTCATTGCCTTTCTGAATAAGTTCATTCCCAGCCTTTTCAAGATCGTTTTCCTCTCTCTTGTCATCTATAATTCCCTTGACTAATTTCGCTTTTTCCTTGGTTAGCAAAAAAGATTTATGTCCCGTCTCATATTCTTCTTTTGTAAGAAGATTTGACATTTTTTCAAAAAGTTCCAGCTGGTCTGTTGTGGTTTTTAAATGCTCCAAATCCTTAGAATCTGTTGATTTTGCATATTTGTCGTGTTCAGCTTGAACTTCCGCTTTCTTTTTTTGTAAACTTTCATAGGAATTCTCCTCCAACAAATGAGTCATTTTACTAAAATCCGAATCAGATATGCCTTTGTTTCTGGCATCCTGAGCAAATTTGTTCATAAACACATTTTGACTGGAAATAGCCTTCATCAAATCGGGCATTACCTTTGTAAGAGCAGGTATTTCACGAAGAGTTTTTGCAACTTCACTATCGGTTCTTCCAAGACGTTCATACGCCTCCACACCTTTTCTCAGAAACGTTCCCTGTTCCTCGTAAGGATTTCTATCCTCACGTCTAAGGAATTGTTTGCTGAATTGTCCTTGGAATCTAATATCACCAAGATAGTCACCTTTTCCCTTTCCAGAAAGATTCGCATGATACAAAGCATCGTCAATCCGCTTTCGTATCAATTCGTCGAGTTCCTCTTGTGTGAGTTCTATTTTTTGTGATGACATGTTATTACGATAGTTTTATTATAGATAAATAGAAAAAAAACGAAATTAGAATACACTAACTTCGTTTTATTAATATGTTTGTTTTATTGGTTATTTACGGTCTTGTTGAAATTTTCAGCATTCATCATTTCTTTACCATCAAGTCCGTTTTTCTCCTCCTCACATTTCTTGTTATGCCATGAAATAAAGAATCTTCTATCTCTTACAGGCATTCTTCTAAGCTCTTCAAAAGGGATATTCATGTATTTCTGGCAACTTGCAAGTTCTGCTTTCAAATTTATTTCATACATTGGCGATATTAGTGAAAACATACTTGTCCCATTCAAGAAAGGTTTTAAGAGAACCACCTCCGAGATTCTTCGGCTTCTCAATTTCCACACTAAAATCTACACCAGGCTCATTGTCGGTCATATATTTTCTAAATTTCAAAGAATCAAGAGCAGGCATATTCATAACAAAGTTATCCACAAAAGTTCTGTCTGTATTTCCATCAACAGCAACAATGGCAAGTTTGTAGAAATCGGTTATAGTTCTCAAAAAAGGATTTTTATCTATTTCGGCAGTATCATCAGACCATTTTGATACCACTCCCAAAGATTCGGTGAGAGCCTTTTTGTTCTTTTCGCTCAGATTCTTCTCCATTTTGATGGCGTTTTTAAGTCTTGAAATGGAAGATACAACGACAGAATGTCTGATATTATTGTTATCCATTTCGTATTTGGAATCAAGAGTATCTTGGTCATATAATGACAGAAATCTGAATTTCAATACTGCCTTTGATACGGGACATTCAAAATCAAACAAACCATTTTCGTCTGATACCAAATCAAAAGGCTTATATTTGATTGTGGATAAATCTATAACCGAATCAAAAGGTGTATTGGTATCTGGATCGGTCACTGAAATAGGATAATCACTTCCGTAACTGTTTATTCTAAGCCACAATGTTATAGCATCAACATCTCCCTTGCATAACTTTTTAGGATTATCAAAATCCTTATCTATCACCTTGGCATTCAGCAGATATTCTATAATCTTGTTGTTTTCATACAGGTTCGGGGATGTTATCATATCCTCGTCACTGGCATTGATATAAGCCACGGCAATAGAATCTTTCTTGTTGCCATAACACTGTCCCTTGGACGGCAAAGAAATGACATCATACGGAGGGATTATGCCATTAACAGTCTTCACATCAGTCACTGGTCTTTGTTTCATCATGTTCAAACGAATCTCTTCCACATCAACACTGCTTGAATTGTGTTTTGTTGAAACATAATCTTCTGTTGACTGTTTGCTATTTTCAGATTCTTTTTTTTCTGTGATTGTATCTTTAACTTTTTCCGTAGTTTCTTGGCTTCTGTTAAGATTTAATTTTGAGAATAAATCATTTGCAAAAGAAGAATAATCAGGCTCCTCTTTCTGTTTTGACTCGTTTTGTTTCATGTTATTTTCAACAGGAATCTGAACATCTTTATCCAATCGTTGAACTGGATTGATATTACCAGTATTGGAAAGAACCATATCGTTTATTCTCTTACTTTGCTCAACTCCGCCCTTGTCATAATACTTTGTGATTTTCTTTCCATCTTTTGACATAACTGAATATTCCTCAAACTTATGCTCCTCATCCTCTATTTCATTTATTTTATCATCTATATTACTATAAACGACAAACGGTTTAAAATTGGGATCTAACTGAGCAATTTTAGCTTCATTCTCCTTAATTGCAACTCTTAATGTCTCTTCTGTGTCTTTATACTTTGGCATATCCTGACCATTATTGGCCTCACGATATTTTTCGTTTTTCTTATGCAACCCTTTTAAAGACTGCAATATCATGACGGAAGAAAAATTGATTGATTTTATATCTTTTATATCCTGTTCTTTTTTGTTAATAGTGGTTCGAGTATCGGAAACACCTCCCTTTGAACCAAAACTTTCAATATTTGTTGGCTGCGATGTATTATTATCCATTGTTTTTATTTTAATTTTATTTTATTCATATAAAAAATAACATTTTTTTTGTTTTTTTGCGTTTATATACATATCTTTGCTTCAAAGAACATTATTCTTTTAATAGTAAATATATAATTTTAATTTTTTCAATATGAATAAAGCAGAATTGATTAGCGAGATCGCAAAGCAGACAAGTCTGACAAAGACAGACACAGAAAAATTCCTTAACGCCTTAGTATCAACCATCTCTTCTTCTATGAAGAATGATGAACAAGTACAGTTGTTCGGTTTGGGAACATTCAAGACAATTACCCGTGCTGCAAGACATGGAGTAAACCCAATCACCCATAAGCAGATGGATATTCCTGCAAAGAAAGCTGTAAAGTTCAAGGCTTCAAAGAATATCCTTGACGCTTAATTCTTTTTGTGATATCAATCACTTGGATATCAAACTAAAAGCGAACACATTTATTTGTGCTCGCTTTTTTTATTTCACATTTTCCAATATGAGATTTACTTTTTGGGGATTATTTCGGATATCATTCTCCCAAATTCTAATCAGTTTTATTCCATGCAGTTTAGCCCAGTTGTCTTTTATGGTATCAACGATTCCGCTCTTATATTGAACAAGATTTTTCTTCTTGAACTTTATAGGATTACAATGCCAATAATCACCATCAACCTCAATCAAAGTGTTTCTGTCTGGAAGATAAAAATCATAATAGCGATGGATATCCTTGGCTTCAAATTGATAGATATATTTTATATCATTCTTTTTTAAAAAGTCATTGGCAAACAATTCTTCCAATTTTGATGTCCCGTATTTCTGCTTTTCTTCTCCGTCATATCCGTTTTTAATATCTTCAATAATGGCTTTTTGTATGCTATCATTTTTTCTCTTTGTTCCCTGTTTCATGATAATAAATAAAAAAGAGAGGAAAATATTCGTTTCCCCCTCTTTTAATATTATATAATTTTTGATTAGTAAGCCAATATACAATAATCCATCTGAATTCCAAGTGTAATATCAGCAAGGGCATCCTGACTATAATTAAGCTGACCGCCATCGAAACTGGTTATCATGCAATTTTTCAGAATCCACTTGCTCACACAAACACCCGTAGGATCCGACATTTCAAGTTCCAAATCACGTTTGTAACCTGCTGCATATCCCTGTCTTCCAGTAACGGATTCAGAATGTAATCTCACCCACTCCATAACAGCCTGTGATGCGGAAGGTCCCTGCGGATCATGTAACTGAACCGTAATAGATTCCCACTTATATCTACCTACAACATAAGTTGAAGTATTAAAGAATGGTATCTCCACGGCACTTTGTGTCATGTGCGGTCTGGCAGCAGAAGCAACCCACCATTCCATAATTCCCAAATCAGAAGGGAATCTTAATAAGAATCTATTTTGTCTTAACGGCTCATAATTGAGCGGGACTTTATTTAATAAATCACCCATTGTTTTTTAATTTTTAATGTTTATTCGTTTGATATTTCGTCATCATCTGGTTGCTGTGCCTTGTCGCACATAATCCATACTTTTTTGAACAATTCATAAGCTGGATTTTCAATATCGTTTGCAAGTAATTCCAGTCCCTGCAAAGCCATGCTTCTTATCTGAATAACAAGACCATCAGCATTATCAGCAGCATTTTGCTGTCCGTTATTTCCTCCATTTGGCTGTTGGCCTCCCATGTTTCCCATATCCATGTCCATATCCATATCTTCGGAACCGTCATCATACTGTTGCTGATTTCCATTGGGAGCACCATTGTCATTCATATCATTTCCTGATTCGGAATTGTAATAACTTTCATTTATTCCATATCTGCGGAAACGAGGAGCAAATCTTTTAGATTCGCAAAATCTCGAAAATCTATTATTTTTTCTTAGCATAATTTACGTTCTTTTAAAATAAATAGTATAAATTTAAGATTTTATATAAAATCAAAAAAAAAGCGGAAATATATTGAATATCTCCGCTTTTTATTAAAATATTAATGTTTACAAATCCTCAAACGAAACTCCCTGCTGAGTTATCATAAAGTCGATAGAGAAGTACTCAATCTGGGTGGTAGGCTTGATCCATATCTTGATTGGCATTTCTCTTCTGTCCTTATCCTCATCAGAAGAAGAAATCTCAATCTTATATTGAACAATACCTCTATTCTCCTTTATAACCGACATTATGTTATTCAGCAAACCATAAACCTTGTCTACCTCTGTCTGGTCATACTGGTCAAATACCAAAGGATTCAACGCATCAACAACGCTCTTTCTTACATAAAGCATCAAACGTCTAATGGCGATTCTTGTTAATGGCATTCTGTCATCGTCTGCATCATAAAGTGTCTTTTGTCCGAATACCTTGCATCCGTCTGTGGTAAAGTTGATAATAGGATTAATTCTATTATTAGCCAAAGCATCACGTTCTCCGATATTCAAAGATTTCTTGACTTTGATACAGTCCACATTTCCATTCTGGAATCCTGCAGGAGAGTACCAAGGGAAAGAGAAATTGTCTATCTTTGCCATATTACGGACAATATCACGAGTTACTGGCAAATAGATATACATATTATTGGTACTGTCAAGATACTTGGCCCAAGGATAATATACTGCAGCATATTTGGTATCAATGGTAGAATCATCAACCACATCAGATACATCGTCTGCCGAATACATTTCGTCTTTGCTATCATCAGCTCCATAAGGTTTATCAGGAAGTGTAGGCAGATACAATGTATCCTGTCTTTCCTCCTCTACCATTTCTATAACACTCTTAACCAATAAGTTCTGATTTTCTATATCAATTCCAGGAGTTGCCAGCAAATTGATATATATATCATTAGGATTAGAGAATTTTCTAATGGCAGCCAGATAAGCGTAATAGTCAGAAGTGATAGAGTTTCCAGTCAATCCAAGACTTTCAGCATCTGAAATACCCTTGAAATTACTTCCCTCGTTATTAACGCTATTTACACGTCCCTTATAGTTTGCATAAGTAAAGTCATCGGTGTTGGTTCTATCTGCACGATAAACATCCCATCCATCAAAACCTCCGTAGAACATAACGGTAAATTTACGCATATTTACATCCGAATAGATAGTATTTGACATATCCTCTTCGGTAGCTATAATAGGAGCGTCATCCTTATCTTCTGTTCTTGCCTGTGAATTGACGGTTGTAAATGTATAACCCGATTCTCCCTCGACTGTTATTGATACTCCGCTATATTCACTGTTATCAGAATAAGAATCCTCATTTACTCTGCAATCCAAATGGAAACCATTTCCGAGTATTCTATTATCACCCTCAATGTAATATCTATCTCCCTTGAATGTAAATGTATCTACATCAATTCCAGCCAAATCGGAAAGTCCAAAATACTGTTTCTTTGCCTTTAATTCTGTATATACATCTGAATTATAAGGTATTGTAGGAGAAGATACAGCATCAACCGCATTTCCAACCGTAGGATAACCATTATAGAAATTGATAGGATATCCTATGAAACCAGCAGGAACCGACAATTTGGTAGTGGTTGTTTCATTTACCTCAACGGTAACATAGTTCGATTTTGATTCATAAGTACCATCATAAGAACCTATCTTGTAAGCTATATAATTGGCACTTCCTGGTTCAAGATTACATTTAGAGTATTTCTCCAAAACAACAGGATTGGCATCGGTATCATTGATATCACGAAGAACAACAGTAAATGTCAAATCATCTGGCTTGATATCTGTAATAGATACCTTGAACATGTTATTTGCATTATCTCCATCAGATATTGTGTGGAATCTAAACAGCTTATGAAGTTCAATATGTGTTCTATCACCCTTGGCGTTTGAAACGATCCATGGTGTTGATGCAAATCTGTAAGAAGATTTATAATCATTCAAATCAACCGTGACAGGAACTATAGACTTTACTCCATTTTCATCAAGCAATCTATAATAATATCCATCAGCCTCGTTCTTGACAATAGCCATCTTGTTGATATTATAATTGCTTTCCTGTACTGATGTTCCAGCAGATGTGTATCTAAGCTGGTCCAATATAGGAACGACATTATTATCAATAGATACTTTTGCAGCAGTGGTATTCAGGTTCTCCAACCATACACTTCCTTTTGAATAGAATGAATATACATAATGTCTTACTCCATTATAAGTAAACTGTTTGACAACTAAAACCTGACCGATAAAATCAGCAGAACGTACACAAACAGAATATGTCTTAGGATCAATATACAATGTTATTCCAGTATCTCCAGTTTCTCCAAGGAATACTCTTTGGCCCTTTGTCGTGGCGGTAAATATTCCGTCATCTCCCGCTGTAAACTTGAAAGTCTCTTGTGTCGCTGAATATGGTGCAGACTCTGTAACAGCTGAATCATAACCCGTATAAGAAGTTACAGTAAAGGTATAAGAAGTTATATTTTCTTTTGCATCCTTATCCGCAATCAGAGTGTATTTGGTAATAGCGGAAGAAGAATTATCCGACAAGACATAAGGTCTGTTATTCACATAATTATACAAATGTACATTTACATTTGCTCCCTCATCAGCAAGATAACGTTTTCCAACATATTTCTTCGTAAGAGCCTCTTCCGATATAGGAACAAAATCAGAAACAGATTTCATACCACAATAATCGTATGTGTTAAATACATCATAAGCGGTAAGTTTATTGCTGATGAAAGTGATACTTCCGTCATTGATTCCATTCTGCAGTGCTACATCATAAAGACTCTCACAATATATAGGTGCATTTGCGGCATCCATGTTTCCTCCTATAACTTTAAGAATATAATTCTTATCAGCAGGATTCAAAGATAATGAATACTTGAAATAACCCTCGCTCATCTCTCTTGAAACAGGCTTTACATATATTGTGTTGTCTCCATATTTGACAGCAATATATCCAGTATCTGCAGTTGTTATAGCTGATTTTGAAGTAAAATACAAACCGTTAGCATCTGGATAAACTATTATTTTCTGAGGATTTTTTGCGTCTCCAGAAGTTACATAAGTATCTCCAGTACATGTAGAAAACACCTCGTTTACTTTAAGATAATGTCCCTCTGATGTGGTTCCTTCAAGACAGAACAAACCATAATTGTTTGCGCTTACATACATCTGAACAGGAACTCCGTTAATGGTATATCCGTCACATTCGTTTCCGCTATCTTCAAGAGAAACGAAATTGCTTATACCAAGGGCATCCATATTATATGAAGAAGGAGCGGTACAATCATAAGCATCATCATCCCATTCTCCAATATCATATCTTATCTTATCATAAACCGAACCTGCACATTTGCAATCATTAGCTATTGTAGGTACATATTTATGATATTTCTCATAATGTCCTCTTGAACGAATAACCGCAATAACTGTAGGCTTGTTTCCAGTAGCTCCATTTCCTGCAGTTATAAGCCATGCTGGTCCTGCATTATATCCACTCAAACCCAGAACTCTTACAACATCAAGCTGCTGTGACTGTTCAAAGTATGATTTTGCGATATAAGGCAATTCATATTTAGGAAATTTACTTCCTTTGTATGTAGTAACATCGGTGCCTCCAAAAACCTTCTTAAAAGAAGCCCAATCGCTTACTTTTATAGGCTCAAATGCAGGCCCTTGTAGTGTCTCTCCAACCACTCCCAAAGTAGTGATTCCAAGACTCTTAACATTCGCTGCAACCTCAAACTCCCTCGTATAAACGCCAGGAGCGGTATGCGAACCTCTTGCTGTATCTGCCATCTTATTCTTATTTTATTTCTTTATTTTATTATAAATAGATACCTACATTTGTAAATCATTTATTTTTATTTTTTTTGACAAATTTAAGATATCTTGATATTTATATCTTCTGGATTATCATCGTCAAGCACAGTTTCTGCATTATTCTCCTTTTCTGTATCTATTATCACATTATTGTCATAACCTATTATAGTCATGTTTCCTTCTTGCATTACATCTTTTCGCTTACATGAAATTCGTATTTTATCTCCATTCAGAAAATACACCTCTTCATTAAAATCAATCTGCTCCTCATTAATGAACATTGTGAATTCTGTAATATTTTCAGTATCTATAGTTTGCAAAACGAATGCGCTTCCAGATAAATCAAAAACAAATTCCACATCTTTATTACACAACCCAAAGGTCATGGTAAACGTTATGCCCCTGTATTCATATTGAGAATCATCTTTTTGTTCTGGACATCTATCATCATATTCTGCAATAACAGAATTTTCCTTTTTGTTATCCTTATCGCCCCGTATTCCAATAACCTGTCTAAATCGGGAAGCAACATGACGAACCCTAAAATCTTTTTCTGTTATTATATAAGCCCTCACCAATATGGAATAAGATTGGGAATAAAATTTTCTGTCATCTATTGAATATTCCGATTTATCAGATATGTCATTTAACTTCATTGACATCGGATGCTGCTGAGGAAATATATAACATTGCAGTGACTTGAATTCATTGTTTACAATAAGGTTAAAATCATTCAGCAAATCAAATTTATTGGTTATTATTGATAATGTATATGTAAAATCGATAGACATTGGCTGTTTCATTTCATATACATCATAAGCCTGCTGACCATTTTCCTGTAATACAGGAGTGGAATATAATGGAAAGTATATATCTTTTGGTATGTTATAAGAATCACCATATATGGTCCCTTTTTTAGGATTGTTATCCCTTGTTATGGTTTTGAAATTCATTTCCATATTTCCATTTTTATCCTGATGCGACCAGTTCTGTGCAAATTCTGATATCCTCTGATTGGAATATAATTCCATTGTAGGGAGTTTTTTCCCGTTATATGATATTTCGAGTTTGTTATCAACCCACTCCTTAAACGATGCGTCAATATCCTTATAACCAACCGTATTAGGGAAAGGCTTCGATTTATCAAGTATTTTCTTTGACATATTAAGCCTGTCCTCTTTTCCTATGGCATGGTTTCTTAAATCCATATAATGAAGAAATGGTTTTGCTTGTATTACAGACATATTGTTCTTTTTTACTATAAATAGCTTTTATTTATATAAACTAAAAGGCAGATGAACAGTTAAGTTCATCCGCCTTTTTTTATAAACTGTATAATTAATGTTGGCAATAATATACCTATTGAACTTTTTGTGGTTCTTCCGCTTTTTTTAATAAAATTAAGACAGAACTAAAATTGGCAATTCAATTTATTTTTAGTCAGTACTGCATCCACATCAGACATATTGCAGACGTATTCCTTGTACTCTGAAACAAGTATACCTGTATTGTATTGCTTTAGTAATTTCCAATCTTTTTCTAAAGATTCTGATGTTGTTTTTGATAAATGTTCTAAAAATGCGTTATATAATTCTTTAGATGTCATACTATTTAATTATTTAAAATTCACACTATAAACAATATTATAGAAATACAAATTTATAATATTTTTTAATGGATGAACTTAATAGATTGAAGGTAGTTCTTGTTGAACAGAAACGAACAGGCAAATGGTTGGCAGAACAACTTGGTGTGAGTGTAACTACAACAAGTCGTTGGTGTTCTAATGCGGCACAGCCAGACCTTCAGACGTTGAATAGAATTGCAAAACTCTTAAATGTTTCAATTCTTGATTTAATTAAAAATAATAATCAAACGTATGGCAAGAAAGATTAAGACTTTAATCGGAGAAGATGGTATTGACAGAAGAGAAGTGGGATATTATTCTACTCCTGATTTTGTTGCAAGATATATTACAGAAGAAATGCTGAGACTCAACCCAAACGGAAACTGTGTTTTGGATCCAGCGACAGGCAAAGAAGAACTCCTTCCATACTTTCATGCAGCAAATAAAAGAATAGATTCTTTTGACATAATCGATCACGGTAATCATAACTACTCGGATTTTCACTGCGCAGATTTTCTTGAATACTATATTAGTAGACTTCAATGTTTGCCAATTGAATGTCAAGAATATGACTATATGATTGCCAACCCTCCCTATAATTGTCATGAAGTTTCATATATAAAAGACAATAAAAAAAGGTTGTCATCAGCTTTTTCCGTTGGTGCTTATAATATGTATTCAATGTTTTTATCTGCTATGATTAGCCTCGCAAAAGATGGATGTTTGATAGGAGTTATTATATCAGATTCCTTTTTGACAGCAACACTTCATGCAAAACTTCGTGAACAAATCTTTACTCAATGCACAATACATCAACTAATATTATGTCCTAACAATCTATTTTGGTCACAAGGTGCAGACGTAAGGACTTGCATCATGATATTACAAAAGGGAACGCAATATCAAAGAAATATTCAAATATCAAATCGATCAAATTCGGTTGAGGAATTTCAGGAAATATTATCAACAAGAAGATTTAAGCGTATTAGTCTTGACGAAATACGACTGGGAAAGGATAAGTCTGTCGATCAATTTATTATTGACATAGAGCCTGATATTGTATCACTCTTCAAAGCGAACAAACCTTTAGGAGATATATTTAAGTGCGTTACGTGCATATCAACAGGTAACGACGAGAAATATCTGTCCAAAGAAAAGAAGGAAGGATTTAGCGTGCCTTTTTATAAAAACCCTGCAAAAAGAAAATTCAAGACCGAACCTAATGCCTTCATTATTGATGATTATATGGAAGAATCTCTGAAGGTCAAGGACTTTATGGTTCGTAATAAAGGTTTTCTTAGAGATGAAGGAATTGCTTGTTCTTCAATGGGGTTGCCTTTCAGTGCGGCATATAAACCGAAAGATGCAGTGTCGGGTGTTAATGCAACCATATTCCCTGGCAGCAATAATATATTTTGGCTTATTTCTTATCTCAACAGTAGTTTGGTTACATATCTTGTAAGAGGTATCTTGATAAGGTCAAACATGATTACATCTGGGTATGTTTCTCGAATTCCTATTATTGAATTAACACATGAAGAAAAACAACAACTTGATGAGGTCGCGCAAAATGTTGTTTCTGGAATCCTGTCGGAAAGAAGAGCAATTGAGATAATCGATATTATCGTATTTAATGCCTCAAAAATATCATCCCAGAGTAGAGAAAAAATATTAGAGTTTGTAGACAATTTAGGGAAGGCTGTTTAAGCCTCCCCTAAACCTTACTTTTTATTTTTCTTTTTTTCTAATGCAACCGCTATTTCTTTATTGAGCTCAACGATATATTTTTTTGATAATATGATTTTTTTTAGAGAAAATATATAACGGACAAGTCCCTTAAAGTTTATAACGTTTTGTATAACTATCTATATTTCCTTTAACATAATCGTCTCTTTTTGTTCTCGGAATACACTCGTCATACATCCATTTCTCAAAAGTTCTTCTATCATGCGCATCATTAGCTCTATTCTTATAATCATGCCTTTTGTCATTTGAATCATAATCCAAATCGAGCCAGTCTGCATCCATTTGTTCTTTTCTCGTGTTGGTAGGAAGGCCAAATTTCTCATGCCAAGATTCTGTTCTATAATCTTCATTGATGGCCTGATTGACAGCGTTTCTAATTATGTTATGGAGCTGTCCCTCTGTTAATCTTACTCTTCTCATATTGTTATTCTTTTTAAATATAAATAGCAATATGAATAAAAAAAGGAAGATTTAATAAAAATCTCCCTTTTAAGCAAATGAACACTGAATTATATATTATTCATCAGATGATGTATTTTCCTCCTCGAAACGGACTTCACTGGCTTCAAAATTGCTATTGTTGGCTTCATTCATCGCCTTTACAATATTCAACAGATGCGTTTTCTTATAAGCATCAAGATTTTCTGGAGCGATAATTCCATCACTTACACAATCCATTCTTCCCTCCGCAGAAGCATTAAATGGTTTGTCAAGTTGGTTTTTATCAATCTTTATTCTTGTTTCTGTTCCATAATTATACTTGACACCTCCACAAACAGCATTGAGCTTTGATATTGCAGATTTAGACTCTCCTCCAACCTTGATAATAAGTCTTGCTGCAAACGATAATGATTCTCCGTTAGTAAGAACCATAGTCGGATGTCCCATACTTCCCATGTTATCATTCCAAACTTTGTTTACAAAGAACATGGTATCTGTATATTTTGAACTTACATATCTTGTTAATCCCAATTTGAGCAATATATCTGTAAATGATGCTTTTAATTGAGCTGCGTCACGCATATTCTGTTTACTCTTTGCCAAAAAAGATTCATAACTTTCAACCGATCCGACACTATCCCATATAAACAAAATATCTCTATCCAGTTCACCGTTACTCTGGGCGTTTAAAAATCTTCTTATACATTCTGCAACATCTTCTATTACAGGTATATCTCTTTTTTCTTTGGTCTTTGATGCTCCTGTTCTATCGGCATAATTTATATCACCATAAAGATTGATAAGATCATTATTTCCGACATACACAAAATCTCCTTCCCAATGTGTTATTTCATTTGTTGTAACTTCTTTAACCTCTCCTGTTTCTGGATCAACCACAGATCTTTTTACATCACCATAAACAGGTTCAGCTTTCATTCCAAAACTCCTTGCATAAGTAAAAGAAAAATTTCCCTCCGTATCTATAATGACTGGAAGAACATTTTTCTTTTGCGCTCCAACAATAGCAGCACAAACCAAAGAAGACTTACCCGTATTCGTATGTCCTCCAACCAATGTCAAAATACCTTCTGGAATTCCAGGAAGTTTTGTTGCTTTGACAAAACCATCAGACATTGTTATCCAAGAAAGTTCTTTTAATGCTTGATCTCCAAGAGATGCCTTGAAATTAGCTAAAAATGAAGATGAACTTGCAGAATCTTTTTTCTTTATTGCTTGTTTAGCCATGAATCTTATTTTTTATGTTTGAAGCAAAGATATGTGTTTTTAACATATATTATTTCTTTTTAACAGATTTTTTTTGAAAATAAAATTCAAATAAAAAAAGTGATGAATAACTCATCACTTTTAAAACATTAAAAAAATAAGAATCGTTATTGATGACGCTCGTCATATATCTTTTTATAGAAGTTGAAACGTTTGGCAGTTACAGTTTCTATATCATAAGTATGACGAACAGTAGTAAACAAGTTAAATCCCATTTTGGATACATATTCTGGATTATCAGCCAATTTTTTTATGTATTTTACCCATTGTTTATGATCCTTTCCACTATCTACCAACAATCCATTTCCTAATGGGTTTATATTTCCATTTTTATCAAAGAAATTTGTCAGATCCAAAGTATATGGACCAAAATTTGATGCAATAATAGCTTTTCCGAACCAACCTGCCTCAATCACTTTAAGCTGAGACTTTACAAGATTAAAATCACATGGCAATAATGGAGCAAGCAATACGTCAATGTCGTTATATAATGTGGCATATTCAGAAATAGGCTTATTCCATATTCTTCTGTATGGTTGATCTGATACATTTGGATAATCCTCCATTTGCATATACTGTTTTAGATATGCGACATAATTTGGGTCCTTGATTATTTTATAATCATTTGTCAGAATACTTTCATATTTGCACCATACGCTTTCACTTGGCTTAATTGGCTTTACCGTTCTCTCTTTTGTTTCAGGATTGGTATAAATGGTATTTCCTCTTGTATCGAATCCACACAAAACAATTTGAATTTTATCAAGTGTTTCATTATCAAGTTTGGTAGCAATAGAGGATAACAATTCTATATCATGCAGATGAGAACTTCCGCATATAAGTCCTATTCTAAGTCTTTTATGTGGAGAAGAAGGTGCAGGTCTGAATTGTGGCTCATAAGGATTAAGGGCATTTGGAACCACCTCGACATTCTTATTGACAACCTGTCTTACTCTCTTTGCAAATAAAGGAGTGGTTGTAGTTACATAATCAGCAGCTCTAAGATTTTTTAGAATAGGCTCTTTCCAGTTCTCCACCTTTGCAGCCAAACTCATCGGATGATAATTTCCCAAGTCCCAATTATCGTCAACATCTCCAATGGTGATTATGCCCATTTTCTTGGCTTCGTTTACAATAACCGCATTAGGGTCCAAAGCCTTATGAAAATGAATGATATCATATCCTTTTATAAACTCAGCAAAATTATTCATTATTCCCAAGTCATAACAGATATCCACATTTACCTCATCATCAAACATGGCTTTCATGAATATATGTGGAGATGTACTTCTGAAATATCCTACTCCCGCCCTGTCTGATGGACATACCAATATGTTTATTTTTTTAACTGACATTTAAAACTAATTTACTAAAAAATAATACATTTTATTTTATTTGAAACAAATATATTAAAAAGTTACTATAAAAAAACGCAGGGCCCGATACATATCTTGACGTATCGGACCCCGAAGCTCTGTCCATTTATGGAGGAGACGTTTTTACTTTTAAAATTCATTAATCATAAATATCATGATTAGGTATCTGAATCATTATAAATTTCACTTAAATTTCTCATTTCTTAAAGAGGCTTAACCTTTACAGCCCTTAGGTTTAAATCGCCTCAATCAGTGAGGCTGCAGATTGTTGAATACGTTTCGTTCGTTTCAACACAGCAAAGATAGGGCAAAATATTCAGACTACCAAACTTTTTATCAATTATTATCATAATTTACAAAAGAATTGCATAATGAGATTTTCCATCTGGCCCTTTCACTTTTATCCTTTTCTTTCCCTCGTACATATCCTTTTTATCAGGTTCCTCATTCTCCTCTCTTTCTTCATTCCCCATGAGATTGTCAATCTTGTTATTCAAAGCATCTATTTCCTTGAACATTTCATCAAAATTTTCCTGAACAGATGTGTTCAGTTTATCAACATAATCAAAAACTATTTCATTTACAATCTCATCAACATCCTTTCTGCTTAAAGATCCATTTGGTTGCTTGGCTTCCGTCAACTGACGTCTTTCTGATACGGAAAATCCTTTATTCTGTTGTGGCATTTCATTATTCATTATCATATTGGCATTTTCATCTCTTTCCATCAAAGCTTTTGCTCTTCCCACATTCATGATATTGTTGGCATTTTGGGTATCTAAAATAGATTTACACCCAATGGATTGCAACTCCGATGTATCAAGTTCTGGTGTCGGATTCTCTAAAAAAGCCTCTTGTATTGCAGGTTCAAGTCCAGAATTTCTAATTGCAGCTTCTGAAATATTTGACAATGAATTCATCATATTACATTCATCAACCACAGACATACTTGTATTATTTGCTACTGGCATCGCTGGCATCATATTGTTCATGTTTGCCATATTGACATGTGGAGCATTTTCACTGATTAGAGTATTGGCTGCACTTGTTCTCATATTACGCATCTTGCTTTCAAAATCAGCACCTGCGTTTTGATTTGAACTTATATTATCCATACTGTTCATCAATGCCAAAGATGCATTGATTGACGAATTTTGTGTTCTATTTATATTGCCCATTATTAATTCTGCTTTTAACAAAAAATAAACTCTATTTTATCAATTTTAGATTATACCTCAAAAGTTTTTCAAAACTTTCATTTTCTATTTCCTCTTCATTCTCGTCATTTGTATCCATAGAATGAATATTATCCTCCAGATTATTTGAATTTCCATCGTTTTTAGGAGTTGTCGGCTGTTCCTGTTTTGGAGTTGATTCCCAACGGGAGAAATTTGCATAATTGGAAACATAACTCATGGTCTTATCCATTGGATTATATTTTCCAAAAGTGAAAGCATCAGGCAAATGGAACCTATGAAATCTTTTTGCACTGTTTTTTGAAATATCTGGCTGCAAATCTCTAATTCTGTCCAGTCTGAAAAACTTCCATGCTCTTGGCTTTTTACTTGCAGAATCCCCATAAAGTTGGAAAGCTCTTACAACATCATTACCCGATTTTGATTTTCCCAATGCCACTGGAACTATCTCTCTCTTTACCAAATCATGTTTTTTAGGGCCGTTATAAGTCATGATAAGATAATCCTTATCATTTATTGCTTTTATCAAATCATCTTGTACGCCCTCATCTAACATCAAATCAAACAGCATGGTAAAGTGTTTTTAAGATAAATACTAACAAATTAGAAAATTGAAATTTTAGAAAGCTCTTTTTTCAAATCCTCCTGTTTCTGTATATCTCCACTTTGTATGATTCTTACAAGATAATCTGCAATATCTTCTTTTCCAGAAACTCCTTCTTTGCCTTTCCACCAATCATAAGTCTTGATATTCAATCCATCTTCAAAGATTGAATCCGATTTAGCTTTCCATGATTTCATTCCATCAATATCTGGAAAAGCTATAAAATATTTTTTGCTTAAAGATTTCAGCAATCTTGTTTTAAGATTCCCTATTCCTCCCGTTGCCATCCAAATGACATTTTCATCGAAAAAAGTGGAACATATAATTGCTGTTTTTTCACTTTCTACAAGAAAAATTCTATTTGTATCTATAATCGATGAAATATTTTCCCCAAAAAGGCATTGTTTGAATATATAATCGCTTGGCAGCTTTTCTTTTGCCAATGAATGTACCCAATTGGCTCCTGTAGTCTTTATTCTGTGACCATCGGTCCCGTATTGAATGATTTTTCCATCTCTGCATATCCCATTTTTATCTATTTGCCAAAAAATCGTTTCATGTTTATTTTTTGTTCCTCCAACTTTATACATTGAGAATGTGGATATTACATGGCTTTTACGATTTGGAAACAAATTTTCCATAAAACTATAAAGATTGGAATTATCACACATACAAAAAGATTTTGAAACAAACACATCTGGAATTCCGCAATTTTTATCTATTTCGTTACTTTCAAGTTCGTCTGTATGATATTTTTGAGGATTAAACACATAGCTCAAATCTGTATAAAATGGCGTTTTTTTATAAACATCACTCACGTCTATTCCTGCTGTCTTAGCCATATAAACCAAAGACGATATGGAAACTTTCTTCCCTGTTCTCAGGGCATTATCATATTTTTTCTTGTTTTCCTCAATGGAAAATCCAGAATACATTGATGCAATTTTGTAAAAATAACCTCTTCCGTTTTCTCCATATTCGGAAGCAATAGCAAAGGCAACCTTGGTCCAATCCTCAAAAGAGGATGCAATACTTTTACCAGAAACCTCAATATTCCCGATAAGTTTGTCTATGTCAAATTCACAGAAATTGTTATCCATTTCTTTATTTTTAAAAAACTTCTGCAAATATAAAACAAAAAATTCAAAAATCACACAACATTGATAAATAATTTTTCTCCTATCGGCAAAATAAGATTTCCTTTCGGATAAGAATAATCATTACATTCTATATTTCCATTGAATTTTACGTTAAATTCTCCCTCGAAAACGCCATATTCATCAACATCGTACTTTTTCCAATTATAACAAATTAAATATTTTTCTTCGCAACTATCGTCATCCGCACGCTTGATATAACATTTTGCATTGGCAACTTTGACAATTCCTGTATTTAAATTCCGCATGGAAAAATAAATTTCGGAATCTTGCAAAATTTCGTAAAAATGTAAAAATGGTTTGTTTCTTCCTGTCTGTATGGCTTCCACTCGCAAAATCGGATTCAGGGAGCCTTTTTTGATATAAAATTCACTCATGATTTAAATTTTTAAGCAATAAAAGTTCCTAATGGAGTATATTTCAGTGCATTAACCGTATTTTCAACAAGTTTTGCATTATTCTCGGCAACATTCCATGGCAGCATGGCTTCAAGTCTTTTATCCAGATTTTCAAGAGCTTTATCTCTTTCCGTTTTTCCAATATCCATCAAATCGGAAGTATTAAGCGTCACTTCCGAACTCGGAATGCTGACTTTTCCACTGAATTTTCCTCGAATTAAAGCTAAAGTTATAAAACATTGAGCTATAAACAGTTGTCTTACAGTGACTTTTGACGGTTCATTCATATACTCGAACTGCATCTGATCCATTGGGACTTGATCTGGTGAAATCAGCACGCTGGTATTTTTCTTCTTACAATCTCCGCTATCCTCTTTTGTGGCGTCATAGTATGTATACCAAACGTAACTATTTGCATATCTGTTCCATCCCCAATTATCATCCAACGAAATTCCTCCTGCTGAATTAAAACTTCCTGGAGTTGACATCAGATGAACAAGTCTTGTTCCGTCAGGTCCTGCTGTGACCTTGTAAGCCAAATCGCTTCGTATCATCTGGTTTTTATATTTCAAATCAGCAGCCAATAATGTCGTATCATAAGCACTTCCGATGAAAAATCCTCCAAGTCCGACTCCGTTTCCCATACTTCCCAATTGGCTATATCCTCCTCCAATTCCTGTATCCAAAGTTCCCATTGAACCATACAAGGCAGCTTTTGTCGTTGACGGAGTGACATACATCACTTCGTTTATTTCTCGATTTGGAGGTAAAACATAAACCTGTTTTCCTCTCTCAACCTTGAAAAAATCCTTCTTCAATTCCCATGGGCCTCTTTGCTGAAGTCCAACTTCTTTTGAGAAAAAATACGACAAATCGACAGACATATCCAACGTTCTGACAGTCAATGCATAAACCATATCAGCAGCATTCTGAAAATTTTTTCCATACAAAGTGCTCCACTGCGACTGAATCACAAAATTCTGAATTCTTTCGGCATAATCTCCGATTGAAAGACTCAGCAAATCACACATTTGTTCCTGTGTCAATTCTACGGTTCTAATCGGAGCACCGAGCCTTGACAATGCCATGCTAAAAATATTCTGGACTTCCTCACTAACTTCGGTCATTTTTGTGCTTTTTAGATAAATAGCAAGCTCTGCAAAGAAACGTGTTTTTTTTCATTTTTTGCGAAAATTTTCATAAAATTTTTTCAGCAAGACAGAGTTTCCGTTTAAAAATTAACGATGAAATTCCAAAAAACCGAACTTTTTTCAAAAAAAACGCAATTTTTATTTTTTCAGCAAGGAAAAAAATTGGGGATTTTTCCTGAATTTTTTCCTGAATTCGATTTTTATTTAAAAAATCCGCTGATCGAACCGTGGCTTTTCTGCGTTTTTTCAGCAAGCTCAAGTTTCCAGAATTCCAACTTTTTTCCTGAATTTTTTCCTGAATTCGATTTTTATTTAAAAAATCCGCTGATCGAACCGTGGCTTTTCTGCGTTTTTTCAGCAAGCTCAAGTTTCCAGAATTCCAACTTTTTTCCTGAATTTTTTCCTGAATTCGATTTTTATTTAAAAAATCCGCTGATCGAACCGTGGCTTTTCTGCAAAAATCGAAAATCGTTTTTTTGCAGATTTTTTTCTTTTTTACTTTTTCTTTTCTGAGTACAGATACTGTAACTCTTAAGTACTTTCTTTTCTTTTTCTTTTCTTATATATTCTTTTCTTTTACTTTTCTTCTTAAGTTCTTCTTAGCTTGAGCAGAATTTTTTCTTTTTTTAATTCAGTGTAACATCCAAGAACTATAGCTCTCCATACTTGCGCACGCACGCATGCATGCACGTGCGATGAATAAGGTGTAAAAAAAATTTCGATTTTGCTGAAAAAAATCATTGAAAACGTTATTTTTTCTGAAAGGATTTTTTGTTATGATGGATTTTAAAAATTTTGATTTTTCAAACATCGAGTTGAAACTTTGTTTTATTGCTGAAAAAGGGGAAAATGAAGGCTTGTTTTCTTACGAGTTTTGGTTTGGAAATGATATCGAAAATTTCTGGGGAAATGATTTTGAACAAAAACCTGCATCTATTTGCAATTTGCTGATACCAGATAACGAGGATTCTTTCACGAAAATAAATGTTAATTCGGACCAGAAATTAACACTTGCTGAAAAATCAAGCGTTTTTTCTTTTCAAGATGCCATAGACGGATGTGTTTCGTTGGCTTTTATTGATGCTGATAATTATCCTGTCAAATTCGATTTTGGGGAAGCATTTCAGAACGTCAAACAAAAAATTTCAAATTCCGATTTTATGAACATTCAGGACCTCAATGAAACTTGTGATTTTGAAGATGAGGATTTTACTAATTCCGATGATGAACATTCTGCTGATTTAAGCCTTGATACGGAAGAAGAAAAACTTTTGTTCGTAAGAAAAATCAATTATTCGCAGGAACAAAAATCAATATACAAGTTCTATTTTGGTTCCGATGCTGATAAATTCAAAGAAGCCAACGCTTGGTTCGGTAGCAAAAGAGCCTCTTTGTATTCTCCGTTTAACTTTCAAAGCAACACATACGCATCATCTTTTTCGGTAACATCAGATATCCCTTTTGATACTGCTGAAAATCAATCTGAATATTCGATGAATGACGCATTTAACGGGTTTATAGCATTGGTTTCGGAAAATCTTGACAATAGAGAATATCCAGATTACAGAATGATTTTACATTTTGGAGATGCCAAATCCTATGTAAAATCGTGTATTTTGAAAAAAAATATGGAAATTGACTAAAAAAAACATTAAAAAGTTTGCATATCATAAAAATTCAGTTTATATTTGCAGCCGAAGTTTCAATTTCATATAAATAAAAATAAAAAAAATGAGCAAAAACGACAATTTGACTTTCGATTTTGATTATATTCATGCGCTTTATAGCTATATCACAAGCGTAAAGGCTTATAGCGTACAGAAACAGGCTATGGATATTTACGGATTGAATGAAAAAAATCTTCAGGACAGCTACAATTTCATAAAAAAGGCACTTGGAACAATTTCCGTAGAAAACATTGCCGAGCAGAATAAGATTTTTATGTCGTTTGATGAAAAAAATCTGGAAACGATGCCAGCCTCTTTTCTTGATGCAGAAAACTATTACGCACTAAGTTTCGATATGCTCGATTTGATGATATTTTTGAAGATTATTTATGCAAAATACCACATCACCGATGTTGCAGAAATGACCGAACAGAAATTGAGATTCTTCAGACGTGTTGAAAATATGATTGTCAGAGATTCAAAACTCGATGCTGTTATGGCATATATGGATGCTCTGGGACGTTCGATAGTTGTCGTTTTTAAAGTAAAAGACGGAGAAAATAAATTTGATTCTGCGATTAGGAATATCACTTATATTGCGAATCATATCGGAATAAGAAAAGCCATAAAACCAAGAAATCTTGGAAGTATAACATCTGTGAATGAAGTAGTTGCATCTTATGATGAAACGCCAGTATTCTTTGATTCAAGCTATATGACGAAAGTGGATGGAGCAATAGATAGCTATTTCGTTACAGAATTAAACAAGATAAGTCCCAACTTTGCAGAAGAATGCAGATTAAACAGAAAAAAAGATTTAGCAACAAGCAGTATTGCATTTTTGATAGAGAAAGAGCCTCAATTCGACAGAGGAAAGTATCTGTATGATATGAATCCTGTAATTGGAGTGATATATATCCGTTATACCGAAACGGAGCCAGGATTGCGACACAAAGAAGGATTTAAACAGATTGCATCATTGCTTGATGACGACAACGTTTCAAAGCAGAATAGCGATATTTATGACTTCTATGTTTACACGTCAGACCACCTGATGACTAACAGGGTAATTAACTGTTTGGCTAATGAAACGGACAAAGATAAATCGACTATTGATTGGTCCAAATTTGATACATTCAAACAGGATTTTTATGAATTTAAAAATCTATCTATCAATAACTTAAAAGACAATCAGATTATTGATGATACAATTATTTCCTGCAAATGGAATGATTGGTGCAGAAAAGCAAATGAGATAATCAGACACGCCAAAGAATATCCTTATCAGCCAGAAAGTGAGGACTGTTCTATTCCTCAAACAGAATCGGATATTCTTAAAAGCGGGTTAAAACGTTTTGAACAAGCCAAGAATGAGCAGTCAAATGAAAATGTTTCAGATGCTGATTTGATTGCCGAGGTTAATCCTCCTACTTTTGAACGTAATGGCATAAAATGTATTTATCGTGATATGGATATCAATTCTGATATAAAGTTTGTTACCAACGAACAGATAAAGGATCTGGAAGATCAGTACGGAAAAGATGGCAACATATTTACGATATATAACCTTGACGGAACGGTAGAACCTTGCAATATGGCAAAATTCAAGGAGTTGATAGAAAATCATAAAGATTTCAAATCGACATCCGATTTTCCAATGATTAACGTTTGCGGATATCGTAACGAAAGAAAAGAGTATGTATCAAGCAATTATCTATATCTGCATATCAGAGATATAGACGTAAATATGATTGAAACATATAAAAAGCAGTTAATGGCGATTGATACATTATGCCCATTGATGATATTCAAAAACAACAATGAGGAAAGCATGTCATTTATCTGCAACGTTTACGACAAGAGCAGAGATTACAAGCCACAGTTCGATTTTGTATACGATACGGCTGTTGAAGTGGTGAAAGACAGTACTATTTCTGTAAACAGTCGAGATGGCTATTGTATGTTTGAATTACCACAGGACACAAACAATTATCTAAAACTCGTACATGAAAATACAGAAGTTGATGATGATTCCAACGATGAGGTAGAAGAGGATGATGATTCGACAGAAGAGGAACCGAAAGTCGTATTATCGGATGATAAAGATATTGAAAAAGAAGAAAAAACGTCTGAAACCACAGAAGTCGTGAATAAATCACAAGAAGTGGAATCAGACGCTAAAAATATAGTTTCTAAAAATTCAGATAATTTAGAGAAAAGTAACGTTACGACAAATGTTTCTGAACCTAAGAAAAAGACAGTAAGGAAAAAATCACTTAGCCGAAAATCGGTCAGTGTAATTATTCCTAAAAAGACCAACATGAACGATGATGACGATGAGTCATGTGGTTTCACAGGAAATTCACCTCCAAGATGATTATTATTCTCCGTTGAATTCGTTTTTATCAACAGAAGCTGCTGATATGGTTCTGAAAAATGGCTTATATCCATTCATGTTTTGGGTATTTGCAAAATTAACTCGGCCATCATTGAACACGGAAAAATATTCCATGTGATTGGTATCTGTTTGTATTCCGATATAATCACCCTTTTTGATATCGCATTTATTTCTATCAAGTTCATCCTGATAGATATTTACGGTCAATGTTCCTACCTTTTGATAGGTTCCCAGTGATTTATCCTGATTATAACTTTTCAATTCAGCATCCTTTATTTCATAAAGACATTTCAATTCTACTGGAGCGAAGAATGATATGTTATTCTTACCGCTTTCGTGGTATATGTTATCCAGATTCGTTTTGGATAAATCAACGGAGAACAATACTATTTTTTGGTTTGTATCATGCGAGAAGTATTCTTCTCCTATGCTTTTTTCAAGCTGAAAATCGCCCTCCGAATAGAACAGTCCATTTCTTGTAATTGGAACATTTTTCTTTTTGGAGCTTATGTTGAAATTAAAATTGTTAATCATTGCTTTTTTTATGATAAATATTTTTGTTTTTCAATAAAATTCACTATTTTTGTTGATTAATAATTCAGTAAGCAATGACATCTAATTTGTTAGGACAATCAAAGACTTTTGACGCTATTGACGCATTAAGGTCTTATGCTGGTTCGGACCCTTATATTTTATGGCTTAAAACACAGGTCATAGACAAAAAGGACTTGAAGCAACTTAACAAACTCACTATTGATTATATAGTTAAGAACAAAACCACCAAGGATATTGTTCTTAACAAGGGAGTTGTGTTTGAACAATGGTTCGCCCAAAAGAAACAGGAACAATGGAATTGCGAATTTCTTCCTAACAGGTTCTTCATATCCAGAATAATAGGAGAAAGCGATAACGCATTCGGAGTATATGGGAAATACAGAGGGAGTCTGCCTAATGATATTTTTTGTCTTATTCCTAAAAATGCTTTGCTTACCAATATTGATTTGGATCGGGGACAAAATCTAAATATTGATTTTGATAAATATGATGCCATATCATCAAAAAAAGGAATATCTCTTATGCCTCATCAAAAAGAGGCAATAAGATTTCTTGTAAAAAAAAGAAAAGCCATACTGGCTGACGGATGCGGATTGGGAAAGACTCTTACAACCATTGTTTCATCACTTGAAGGTGGTTATAAGAAAATACTTATTATCTGTCCTGCATCAATCAAATCAACATGGAAACGGGAACTGTTGACTTACGTTGATGAATCCGAAATTTCAATAGTGAATGGAAGAAACTGGAATGAAGCAAAGTTCACAATCATAAATTATGATATCCTTAAAAACTTTTATGAAATAGCAGAAGAGCCATCTTTCAAAAAGATAAAAGAACCCATGCCAGATGGAACCATAATTGAAAAGAAAATACAGGAATGGAAAGTAAAACCTGTATATGATGAACATGGAATGATTGTTACGGAGGGAATCCCTAAAATGAAACAATCAAAAAACAAGGAATTGATAAGACAAGCTCTGGAAAATTCACAATTATATCAATCTAATTTTGATTTGGTTATCATTGATGAATGTCATAGACTTTCTAACAATACCAGCGGAATATTCAAGATAACTTCCGATTTGCTGAAACATCTTAAACCAGAAGGAATATTCGCCATAACAGGAACTCCCATGACAAACAGACCAATGAATCTGTATAATATTCTTAGACTGATAAATCATCCAATTGCAGATAACTGGGAAAATTATGTCAAAAGATATTGTGAGGGAACCAAATTTCCTTTAAAGGGTGAATGGCAAAAGTTTCTTACTCCATATCTTTATAGACATCATAAATCTGCATATAATGAACTTTCTTTTGAGGAAAAAGCTGATTTTAAGGCATATTTTGAGAAGAACGGAAGATTTATATGGAAAACAAGCGGAGCATCAAATCTTGATGAACTGAGCGAAAAGATAAAAAGCTGCTATATCAGACGAATAAATACTGAAATTGCAGGTATGGTTAAAAAGGAAATTATAGTCAAGTCGTATGATTTATCAGCAAAACAGGAGGTTGACTATAATAAAGTATGGGACCAGTACGAAAAACAATGCAAAGAAAAGGGATTCAATGCCAATGAGGAATATCGTATGTTGACAGAGGGAGTCATGCTGAGAATGTACCTGTCAAAAGAAATGATTCAGCATACAATAGACTTGGCGGAAGAACATATAGAAAACGGATCCAAGGTTCTGCTTTTATGCAATTATAATGACGAGTTATATGAATTGCAAAAACATTTTGGAAAAATGGCTGTTATATATAATGGCAGCATGAACGCAAAGGATAAGGATAAATCCGAATATGAATTTATGCACAATGACAACATAAAAGTGTTTGTCGGCAACATAGAGGCATGCGGTGTGGGACTTACATTGACTGCTGGAAATATTGCCATATTCAATTCTTTTAGTTGGGTTCCTGCTGATAATAACCAAGCCATGGACCGAGTATTCCGTATAACACAAAAAGAAGATGTCAAGATTTATTTCCAGATTTACAACAATACAGCATCTTCTGATATGTGGGATAAAATAAATGATAAGACGAAAGTAATTGATAATGTGGTAGTTAGGAGCTAAAAGAATCTTGTAAGTTTCTAAAGTTTTTACAAGAAAAATACAAGAACTCACAAGTGTTTTTCCTAAGTTTTTCATAAGTCTTTCATAAGATGGAATTTATAAACAAAACAAATATAATATGAAGTTTAATTTAAAAGATTGCTTTATCTGCGATTATTGTAGGAATATCTGCAAGAGTTCCTGTAACGATATTAAAGAGAAGATTATTTCAGGAAAATATAAGGTCGGTAGCAAAGAATATAACGACAATTTGGATTTGACCACCGACAGAAAACAAATTATTCACTGTCTTGGAAAATTCTGCGATAAGCCTTGTAAATACAATAAAGAGGATGCGTATAAGGAAATACCTTATGAAGTTTTATTTAACAGCATAAAATTTCTGGGACAAAAATTGAATGACGAACTGTTGTATAAAAACAAAGAAAGTGACAAATAAATGAAACAAAAAACCTGATAGAGTAAATTTCTATCAGGTTTTTTGTTTTTAAAGATAAAGTCTATTTGGTTATTTTATTCTTCATCGTCATCAAACAACTGATAATCCTCATTAAACCAACCAAGTATTTTCACTATTTGGTCTTCTGACAGATATTCAAATAGATCATCAATCATTTTTGATGCGCCCAAACTATCTTTTACTTCCTGCCATTTGTCTATAACATCGGAATCGGTAGTTCCCTCGTTTACCATTCTTCTCATAGAGTTGTTTATAGCTCTATTGATTACAGATTCTGAAATTCTACGTTGTCTTCTCATAATATAAAAAAGTTAAAATTAATTTTATTTCTAAATAAATAGCAACAAGATATTGTTTTTATCATTTTTTGTATGTATCTTTGTAACTGTAAAACATAAAACAACTATTACTATTATGGCACAGGAAATTATCAAAACAGTCGTTGAAAACAAAGTATCAGAATCAGATGCTTTAATCAACAAGATGAAGGAATATCTTCCAGAGTCTTTTTTCGAGAAGTATATAGACAATATCAAGCATGATTCATTTCTTATGAATTCAGACACCAATCTGGCTCATGAAGGAGATTATGTACGATTTGTAAAAGCATTCACAAACAATGCGGTTCTATTGTTTAACTCCAATCCTAATTTTTCTAAATACATAGACATCAAGTCATTAGTAAGAATTTGTGTCCTGATGTTTATCGGGAATCTTGGCATGTTCCAATACGATCCGATTGGAGAAAGAAAAGGGCATCCATACAAGTTCGCAGATAACAACAAGTTTGCCTTGTTCTTTGCAGATAGAACGATTGCAAGACTTATGGAAAATGGAGTTATCATGTGTGAGCGTGATATAGAAATTATCAACTGTATCAAACGATTCAATGAAGGAGAAAAGATGACCACTTGTTTTGCATCCCCATCTTCAAGATTGATAAAGTTGGCATACGATAAAACCATTTTGGAATTTATGATTAAGTAGCAAAAACGTTCAAAAAAATCTAATAAACATTAGATTTTCGGCAAACCTTGAAGTTCGCTTGAACGATACGATAACAGGGCATCCTTTACCTTGTCACGAGACATCGGTATAGGCTTGTATGCTCCGTTATCAAGTTTTTTTAAGAGCTTGGTCCGTAGCACGGCTACGGATACTCTGTTCCTTATATTTATTGATGCATTGACATCGGCATTATGCTTATGACCGCACTCGACACATTCAAAGGTCTCCTGGTTCGGACGGTTCTCATCCTCTATGCATCCGCAAATCGGACACATCTTGGATGTATAGCAAGCATGAACCGTGGATATCGCAATGTCGTAATTCCTTGCAATATGCTCGAACTCCTGCTTCAACGAACTGATGCCAAGGAAATGAACAATATCATTGAAGTTGATGTCATTCAGATTCTTCTCTTTGACAAATGATTTTCCGAAGCCATTATCCAAGTCCTCCATCGCTATATGTCTTACTCCCTGATTCTGCAAATCTTTGCATACATTGGAAATAAGCTGCTGATTGGACTTGCGGATTTTGTTTCGCAATGTGTCAAGTTTCCGTTGGAATTTCTTTCCGACAACTGGAAGAGTGTCCGTATGACGTTTGAGTTTACAATAATCAGCAACAAGTTCCCTGTCATAGTCATAGGTTTTGCCGTTTGACAAACTGAACAGATTGTGCTTTATATTGACATCAATACCTACAACGTTTTCATTTTCAGTCACTTCTGGTATATATCTCGTCCCATCCTTGACTATGTTTATTCTGACCTGCTTGTGTCGTTCGTCAAAGCATAGGACATACTCATAATCGTTTGAACTTTTCTTGTAGTCACTCATCTTACCGTGGTAATCCTTGCTGAACTTGACAGGTATGTCAAAGGTCTTTCTGTTCGGCATGCTCAACGAAATAAAGGCATTGATTACCGATTGGTAATTCTTGTTATAGCCAACTATGTATTTCTTTCTTGAACGGCCACCAAAACTCAAAGACCTGAAAACTATCGGATGTTCCGCATATCGTTTCATCATCCTTTCCCTTTTTGACAATGCGAGTTTGAACAGCCTGTCAAATCCGAACTTGTCACATTTTTCTATAATGTTCCTATAGAAATCGACTTGCGATTGTTTCAAGTCGGTTCTTTCAAGCTGGCTGTTGATGTATTCAAGTATATTGTCCGTTCCATATCTGGCGAGATATGTCATGCAAGAGCACAATGGTGTTGTTCGGTGAACGATTACAGACTTCTTGAATTCTCCTTTCTTATGGCCCTTGCAGTTTCTTTTATATACCTCAATACCCTTGTACTCAATATGTTCAAAGGTCAATTTTTTTTGCAGAGCCTTAAACTTGTTCTCGTACATATCAATCACCTGCCGATACATCTGCGTGTCAAAGTTACTGCTTATAACACCCTTGAAACGGGCATGCATCTCGGTCACAAAGTCAAATGGCTTAGTATTGAGATACTTAAACAGATCCTTGCATACAAGTTCACTGATTCTGTTTTTCTCTTCGTTTATGGACACGGCAAGTCTGTACAACTCGTCATATTTTATGCGAGTCATATTGTCACTCATAAAAAACTTGCAGTATTTGCTTGCTATGTCCATATTAGTTACTTGCTTATTTTCTTTCTCCTGTTAGCACCATCTATGATAAATAGTGCCACAAAGGTACGTATTTTTTATTATTTATTCCTATTTTTTTTAAATTTTCAGTTTACTGTCACCACCCCTTAAAACCAATATATATTATCCAGCGAGGACATGGCATATCAACCATGTTCCCGCTTTTTTTGTTGATAATATAAAATTAAGTAAATATTAAATTTATCTAAAAAATGATAAATAAAATAGAATAATTATTATTTTTTAATAAATTGATTAATATGTTATCAGCAAGCGATATATCAGGAGAACAAATTAAGGAGAACAAAACATTGGCTGTCGTAATAAACTCACGCAAAAATCAATCTGAATGTTTTGATGCAATACGATTGCTACAAATGACAGCGTTGTTCCCTATTCACGTTTATTTCTATAAGAACAACGGAGTCTCTCTTACAAGTGTTTACAACGAAATACAAAAACAGATTACAGAAGAAAGAATATTGTTTATTCATGACGATGTTCAGATTCTGACTGTCGGATGGGCAAAAGAATTGGATAGACTGTTCAATGATAATCCAGAATACGGAATCATAGGGGTTGCTGGAAGCAGGGATTTTGATTCAGACGGAGCATGGTGGATATATAAGAACATTTATGGTCAAGTCGTTCATACAAAACAAATTAAAGATGAAAAAACAGGTCAACAAGGCACAACTGCTTTCATTACAAAATTCTCAGAAAAAATTGATAATGACTTGAATGAGGTTGCTGTTATTGACGGACTGTTCATGGCAATTGACAGAGCCAAAGCATCAACAAACTTTGATGAACACGTATCAGGATTCAATTTCTACGATATAGATTTTTGCCTGTCAAATTATACCACCAATACCACAAAAATAGGAGTTACTACCAAGATAAAAGTTCAGCATGGAGGAGTTGGAGTAATAAAACCAGAATGGTTTGAAAATAGAAATCTTGTTCTGTCAAAATACAAGGAATATCTTCCAATTTCAGACTTAAACAACTCTACACAACCAGAAAAAAAGGATATGGCGTTTTTCCATAACGAACACTTCCCTGTTCAGAACACAGAAACAAACACCGAAAATAAATAATATTATTATGCTGATTATCAAAAGATTAATCTACAAAATAAATATATATATAAAGCTGTTTTTCTATGGTTTTAAGGCTGGAGATGTGCTGGTACATTCAAATTCAGACAAGTCTATTATCAACGGATTTAAAACATACCAAACAAAAGAACAGTCCAATGTCATAAGAGACCTGCTTAGAGGAATAATAACAGAGGAGGTTAAACATTTAAGATATTCATTGTATAAGATATCACAGGCTGCTGATTTATATACAGTAGATAAATGTACGGCCGTAAAACATACCATTGAAGAAAAACCATGGCTTGATTACAGTAAGGGAATTATTCGTCAGCTGAATGTTCTTATTGATGATAAGGGTTATATGTTCGATGATAAACCAACATATTCAATCAATCTTAAATACAAAAATTTTCCAATGTTTGATTTTTCCCGATTGTTCAAGGAGGTTTATGTCGATTTGAACAAAAAAAACGGATTTGTTCTTATTACTACAGAACTTATTTCCAAAACTCCTGGATTTTCGGCAGGAGAAAAAGGAGCATCAAGGGAATTGAACAAATGGATAACAGAATATAACAAAACCGTTAATGATAACCAGAAAACAACATTGATAAACAACTGTCCGTTTTTAGGGAATCTGTTATCAATATGTTTTGAAACATACAAGGCTGATGGAAATGTTGATGGAGTATCTTATGAATTGTTTGATTTGAAATTCTCAAAGGTCGCTTTTAATATAACAACCAATGATGCCAAGTATTTCTCCAACAAAAACGAAAAGATGCCAAATATATGTATGGCTACATTCAGTTATGGTGACATCGCTGTAAAGAATGACAGAATTGAGTATGTTGATGATATCATGGAAGAGAACTATAAGGAGCATAAACGGAGAGCCAATAGTATAGGCAGAGTTTACAGCGATATTAATATGTTTGCAGATACAAATAAAAAATGAAAAGATAAATAAATGAATATAGCGATAGACATAAATACTTTAAGAAATCTTAACAAACAGATTAATATCTGTTATGAAAAGGAAACAGGAAAACCTTTTGTGGATAATGAAGAACTTATCAAGCATGATTTGAAGAGGGAAATAAAATTTGATTCCGTACAGGCAAGAAGCAAGTTTTATTTTGAAAATTATCCATTCGAGATTTTTGGGTGCGCTCCTTGTATGACAAATGAATGTCCGTTGGACTTTGAACAATGGGTTGAAGAATCCGAGAATTTCGACAAGGACACGATAAATATCATGCTTGTTTCTCCGTTTGAAAGCGGATTGTCAATCAAGGCAACAATGTTTTTTCTTTCTAAATGGTTCCCTTGCAGAGAAATGTATTTTCCAAAGCAATCAACACAAATATGGGACAGATGTGACGTTCTTGTAACATCAGACGAAAAGCTGTCAAAGAACAAGCCTGATGGTAAAATTCTTATTTTAATAGAGAACGGGACAAATAAGGATTTGGAACAATATGCTGATTTGTCTTATGAAACAATAGATAATATGATATCTGATAATTTTGATTTTAATAAACTTTATAAAAAAATAAAATGACCGATAAAGAGCAAAAAATAGTAGAGAATATAGACAAGGAGATTGAAAGAATAGACAATTCCCAATCAAATGTATATTTCTTTGTATTGGATACCAAAGGTGTTCCAGACGGTTCAGTTGAGTATATATACAAACTGGCAAAAATATTGTCCGATAACGGAAAGAATGTCACTATGCTGTATCAGGAAAATCTGATTGACAAGAAAGACGACAAGGGAGTTATTGTCAAAGACGAGAATGGAAACAATATGAAAGAAGATCCTTTTGTTGGCGTTGAGAAATGGCTCGGAAAGGAATATTCTGAACTTCCCCATGTCAATACAATAAGCACAAATATTAATGTAAAATCATCTGATATTCTGTTTATTCCAGAATTGTTCGCTTCTGTCATGAAAGAGACAAGAAAATTTCCATGCGAAAGAATTGTAATTGCACAAAATTATAATTTTATTGCCGAATCAATGCCTTTGGGTGACCAGTGGGGAGATTATGGAATTATCAAAGCGATAGTCCCTACACAAACAAATGCGGACCTTATAAAGGATTTGTTCCCGTATGTTTCCACTACGGTTATTGATCCTTATCTTGATGACTTATCATCCAAAACCGAAGAACTCCCAGAGTGTCTGGTTAATGTGGTATCAAAGAATGAAGAGGATATGCATAGAGTTATCAAACCATTTTATTGGAAATACCCTATGTTTAAGTGGATTACATTTAGAGAACTTAGAAATCTCCCTCAAAACGAGTTTATAGACAGTCTTAAAAAAGCAGCATTTACTTTGTGGATTGATGATGATGACAATTTTGCATTGACACCGTTACAGGCCATGAACGCAGGTGCTATTGTTATAGGCAAAGTTCCAGATATATTGCCAGAATGGCTTGTTGAAAAGAAAGAGAACGGTTCTTTGAATGTCAAAAAATGCGGATATTGGTTCTCGGACCTGAAAGAAGCTCCAATTGCATTGGCTAATGTCATCAAGGATTGGATTACTGATAATATTCCGTCAGAAATAGGCAAAGCCCAGTATGATGCGTGGAATTCATATAATGATAAAGGTAGAACCACAAAGGAAATTTATGATTATGTGAACAAGATATTTGATGATCATAAAAAGACGTTGTTAGAAATTAAAAACCAAATTGTAAATAAAAATGAGAACAAGTAAAAAAATAGCATCAAAACAAAACATAAGCATCATCATTCCTGTTCATGAAATGAATGATACCGTAAAACCATTATATGAAAGAAGTCTTGAATCTGCAATAGCTACTGATTGTAATATTCTGGTTGTATCTGCAACAAATAAAATAAATGATGAGCTTCTCACTATTAAAAATGCGTTCAACAAGAATATCACTTATGCCATAAAGAACGATGAAAAGACAGATTTCTGTTCCATGGTGAATTTTGGAGTGGAGCATCTTGATAGTTCTTCTGATTATTTTATGATACTTGAAATGGATGATGTGATAAATCCACAGGTGTTTAAACAGAATATCTATTCTTATATGAATGCCAAAAAAGATTATTCTGTATTTATTCCGCTTACCTATTTGTTTAACAGTAAAGGCGATAAGTTTGAGGGATTTATTAATGAGCTTCCATTAACTCCATCTTTTTCAAAGGAGATTGGGTGTATAGACAAAGACAGTCTTTCGGATGTGTTTGTATTTAATTTAACTGGTGCGGTATTCAGCAAAGAAGTCTGGAATAGACTTGGTGGACTTAAAAGCTCAATAAAGGTTTATTTCTGGTATGAGCTTATGCTGAGATATACAAGTCATGATGTCAATTTCTTCGTATATCCTAAAGTGGCATATCATCATTATCTGCAACGTGAAAACTCATTGTTTGATACTTATGTTAAAACCGTAAGCGAAAAGGAAAACAAGTTCTGGCTGGATGTGGCAAAGAACAATTACACAAATAACGATGACGCTTTTGTGTATAACAATAAGGATTAAAAAGTCCTGAATAAAAAGAATTGTTATGCCATGTTTGTGAAAATATGACATCAATTCTTTTTTTTATTTAAAAATATGCCAAGAAAAAAGAAACAAAATGGCTACTTCTATGAAAGAGAAGAAAAAGCCGTGTCTGATTACAATAAGGCAGATACATTTGAGGAGAAAAATAAGATTTATAGTGAAATCTTACATCCAGCACTTACGAAAATGGTAGAGTCAATTATCCGAAGATATAGACTCTATATTCCAGACGAAGAATATGATTTAACATTCACTGATTGTTTGAGCTTTCTTATGGTACAGATTGAAAAATTCAATCCAGAAAGAGGACACAAGGCTTATTCGTATCTTGGAACAATATGTAAAAATCATCTTATATTCAAGATAAAAAAATTCAAAGAAGAAGAAAAGAAATATACATCTTTTGAAAGCAATCAGGATGTTTACGAGAATGATGAAAATCTTACGGAGGAAACCGATTTTCTTGGAGAAAATTCTTTTTTTGACGATCTTATCATCAATACCAAGAAAAAAATTCAGTTTATGCTTGACAACAAAAATAAATTCGGTTTGAACATGGATGAATACAAGATTGGAAGCAGCCTGATATTCCTACTTGAACATTGGGATGATATTTTTAGCAGCAATATGGGATCAAATAAGTTTAACAAGGCAACGGTATTGTTTTTCTTGAAAGAGAACACTCTTATGGACACAAAAGAAGTAAGAAAAAATCTCAAAAAATACAAGGATGTTTATGTTGAAATAAAGAAAAAAATGTTAAAAAATGACTAATTATCAATAGAATATAAACACTAAAAATATGGGCAAAAAAGTTGATTATAGAATTGAGTTGAATTCATTATCCAATCTGCAGAATCTGTTGCAGGAATCGTATGATATCACAACCGAACAGATTAATAGCGCACAACAGGAAATGAACAAATTGACCGCATCCACAGACTTAAAAGAAGAACTTATGGATGGAAAGGCAAAGTATTCAAAGGCTTTGCACGATTTTATGACAGACAAGGACAGGGCATTGTCAAGAAGAATAGAAATAGCCAAACTTATGGCAGAAGTCATAAAAGAGAATGGAAATTCAAAAAGAGCTTTTGATGAGATAGAAGGAGAAAACGCTTTCAATGTAGACGTTAATTCTCTGAATGAATTGCTCAGAAACTCTCCAAAAGAAACACCAAAGAAAGAAAGACTTTATTAATATAAAAACAAATGCAGACAATATACGAAAAGAAAGAAGAAACGATAGGAATGATAGACGCTTTTTTATCAATGATAGAAAAGCTAAAGGCAACCTATGAAAACACTTCATTGTCTCTTCATTATACCAATAATAGTTCACTGCGCTATCTATTTGATTTATACAAATCAATAGCTGGCAATACAGAAGGACTGCAATCATTGATATTGAAGATTCTTACCAATTCGTTGCCTGCGTTTGAAGCAGCCGTAAAGGCTTATCTTTTAGCCAATATAAAAACAAGCATCAGCTGCGGAAGCGATCCTATCATACCAGACGATATGAGGGAATTTTACTATGATTCCAACTATACATTGTATCGGGTACAATATTTCAACACCAAAGTCCAATCCGACTGGGTGAATTCAAAAGTCATAGAATTGGATAATGTGCATTTTGGGAAAGGACTTGATTTCAGCGTAACAAGCCTTGATTTTTGTGATAAGCTGGATGTAAGTCCTTTCGATTCTGGAAAAAAGGGCAATCTGATGTATTTTGGAATCAATGAGCATACCACTCCATACGATTTATGCAGAAGCAATGATTTTGACGCTTTTATATGGTACACAATGAACAAGGCTGTTTACTATTCTGCTTACCAATATTATGATACCAAAAACGATACCGCAACCGCAAAAGAAAAATCATTTTCATTATTTACAAACTCCAATTATATATGTTGCTACGAAGCAGAAGGTAAAAAGTATAAGGATATAACATCGGATTCGGACCAAAGTTTTAATTTGTTGAGCTATTTCTATATCAAGAATACCAATGACGGGGAAATATTAAAGAATGTAGCCCCAGGAACAGCTTATAAATATCATAATGGTTCAAGTATATTGCTTTGTACTGAAACGCTTGCAGACGAAAGCGGAAACACTAAATATGCAAGATTTTTCCCTGCCACTGATGATTATAAAGGTTCTATCTGGCATATAGACAGTTTCTGTTATGCAGGGAATGATCTTAAACCACAATTCTCACAATCAACGGAAAATGTATATGCCAAAAGTACAGCAACTCCAGCAGAGGCGATTGAATTGGAAAAAACAGGAGCAAACAGTAACAGTCATGCCCGTGAATACAACAAGGAAAAAGGAATATTGAAACTTGAATACTATGGAATAACCAATAATCTATCAAGAAATTATGCATTTACGGAATCATCCGTTTCAATGGGAACACATGCGGTTAAAAATAACAGCAAGCTGAATTTCAAGATACTGCCTAAACCGTTTATTCATTATCCTTGCGTTGATAAGAGATTCCCAGAAAATCCGCTTGATACAAAGAAAATATTGTTTAACGCCAAGGGAAAACCAGATAAGAATGGCAATTTTTCATGCTTGGTTGATCCTACCTATACGGCAAATACCAATTATAATTATTGTGACGATTCTGGTTCCACATGGTCACCTACGGATATCAACTCACAGATTCAGGACCCAACATCTCCATCAGGAAGTATAAAGACAAATTATGATATCATAAACACGAGTACAGCATCTACAGAAAATCCAATATATGAATTGAGATATAGAATTCTTGATTATAAAACATTTAAAGACTATGCTAATGGAATTGCATCGGAAGCGGATGTGGCATCCAATTATATAGGGTGGTTGTACTTTACAAAAGACGGATCTTATTTTTTGAAAATGAACGATGGGCATAGAATACAGGAATGTCTGTATGAATGTTATACGGGATTGACAATTTATCAGTTCAATTATGATTATGTGATGGGAATGCAGCTTTTTGATGCCAAAAACATACTTTCTACTGCGTTTGATTTGACATTCAATCTGGGGGCTTCTTATTCATTAAATCTCACCACCAAACAATATATGGACAGACAAAAAATAATTTCCATAATAAAAAGCATGTGTGATGCGGATTCAAGCGTTGCGAGTGATTGCTTCTATTCATTCAGCAATACCAAATATGAATCAATGTTGAATGATGCGGAAACAAAAAGAAAAAATGGATATAAATTTAATGGTTCTGATTACGGTAATGTTAATGTTGATTTCAGCGGAGTAAAAGATATTCTTGATGAATATGACGATAATGCCACTCTAAATGAAAGGGTTGATGTGTTGTCCCGTGCACTGACACAGGCTAATGTATCTGTTACAGAAATAGGTACAGATCAGGCGGATGAGGTAAATCCTACAGCTTCTCTTGAATTTGTTGAGAATTTGATAAACAACCTTGTTGCCGCTTTGGTATATTCAATCATTACACCTAAAATAGTCATGCTTCTGTCTGTAAACAAGGCTCTTATGGGAGACCATTCCGATTATAGCTCGGTCGAAGCCTTTTTGAAAGCAATACAGAATATCATACTCGGACTTGTGCAGAAAATATACGAGATGGTTCTTGAAGAAGTATTGGCTTTTGTCATGGAAAAGTTGAAAGTTATAATTGATTTATGGAGCAGCATATTGTTGCAGGAATATACAGCCAAATACAGACGTTTGATAGAACTTATGAAACTTGATTGTACTGGTGACTGGATGCATAGAAGAACGTTGAATGTTCAAATAGGAGATGTCAATTATGCTGATATAGACAACACCAACACTCCTGTTGATGATTCATGTCCAGAATAACAAGATATAAATATTTATTAATATGGCCACAACAATAGAAAATATAGTAAATAAGATTAAATCGGCATTGAATAGCGCAAGACCGAAAGCAATGAATATTCCTGGTATTTTTATGCTTTGTTCTTTGGCAAAAAGACCTGGATTGTCCGTTTCTGTAAGTACCTCAATTACAGTAAGCAAATTAAAGGTTCTTGGATTTCCGACTGGGACACTTCCAGACGGTCAGGAAAATATGACGGTTAATTTTGTTCATTCTTTGTTTGAGGAAAATTACAGGGCAATAAATGAAGATGCGGTCATGCAGGGCAGACTTGGAATAGGCGATATAACCATACAGGCAACGGGAGCCAATGCAGGAGGTCCTGTGACGGTAGTTGGAAACAATATGCTCCCTGTTGATTTTAAAGGATTGCTGAAATAATAATATAATTAAATTAAATTAAATAAAATATGCCAATATTACATGATAATCAAAATCCAATCATGTGTTTTATCGGTAAAGTCATTAGTGTTGATGACGAATCCGATGGAATGAGAATTAAAGCTTTTATTTCTGGTGATTTGGCTAACAATATACCTTATGCCTTTCCTTTGCTTCCAAAGATGTTTCAGGTTAGACCAAAAGTTGGAGAGGCGGTTATGGTTTTTCTATCAAAACTGAATGATAGAAGAAGCGATAGGTTTTATGTCGGCCCAATTGTAAGTCAACCTCAATTTTTACAGAATGCACAATATGAATCTTCTTTATCTTTATTCAAGGATAAAATCCTGCAACCTCTTGAATCCATCAAAAAGGAAGATGGAATAACCAAAGGAGCTTTTCCTCCAGAAGATAATGTTTCATTGGTAGGAAGAGATTCGGAAGACTTGTCAATGGGTAATGGTACGGTTACATTGAGGGCTGGAGCAAGAAAAGCCATGGACAATATGGATAATAAATCCTTAATCGGGAATGTGGCTTTTGATAATGACAAGGCTTCGTTCATTATGCTTAGGAAAAAAGATGGACTAATTCCAGACACTGTTGAAAATACAGATAATGGTGCTGATAGTGTGGCTGTTATTGCTGCTGATAAGTTCGCATTTATGTCAAAGAAACAAAAAGATGCCTCATTTGAAAAGTATGATAATGAAAGCATGATTAAAGATGAGGATTTTGACAAGATTATGCAGAAACTGCATCAGATTCCGTATGGAGATAAGTTGGTGGAGGTTCTTAAAGATATGCGTTCTGCAATATCCAATCATGTTCACCCTTGGGCTGGACTACCCCCATGTAACGATGAGACGGTAAAAAGAATGAATGAATACAATCTTGACGATATCTTGTCAAAGAATGCGAGGATAAGCTAAATATATGCGTATACGGTATGTTTTTCGTGTGATTAACGAATTTCATACCTGAAAAATATCAATTTTTATAGATATATTATCTATTTATAATAAAAGTAAACAAAAATGAGAAGAAGAAGTTTAGACCGAATTATTGATGAGTGTATCAATAGAGAGGTTATGAATAGTAGACGATATTCCAATAATTATGGATATATCGATGAGGGCTTTATGGATACCAGAATGGGAAAGGCCATGGGACGTGGAATATCCAAAGCAGGAATGGGAATAGGAAATAGACTCTCAAAATGGGGAAACAGTCTGAGTAATGTAGCATCAAACTATGGAAGAAGATTTGCCAACACTGGATCTAATGGAGGAAATCAGACAGGTAATCAACCTTCTTATCAAGAAAATCCACTTCCTACAGGCAATAATAACACCAATTATAATGATCCTGATGATGATGACGAAGAAGAAATGACTAATCAGACAAATTCAGATAACGGTGCTAATTATGATGAGGAGGATACCGATAATAATCAAGCAGGTTCCGATAATGATTCTAATTATGATGAGGGTGATGATGATAATACTCAAGCAGGTTCCGATGATTATGGACAACCACAAGGAAATGCTAATGGTTACTCCAATGATGATGAAGATGATTATGATGAAGATGATAATGACGCAGGTTATGGGGAAGCAGGTAATGTTGCTCCTCAGCAGCGAGTAAGAACACCAAGAGGACCTCGTATGACTCCAGATCAACGCAAATATAAAGGAATGATCAGAAGGGTTGACAAAAATATACCTGTCATGGATCAGGATATAACAGATTTGACACACGATGGATATATCAATAGAAATATAGGTAATTATGCCATAAATGGTCTCAAAAAGGTTAAAAAGAATATTGATTTGGCCAATAATAGAAATATGGGAACGGAGAAAAGACAAAGAGCGCAAAGACAACCAGATTATCAACATATACAAGCAAGAAAATTTGAGCAGCAATGGCGTCAGCAGCAGAAAGCTAATCAAATGTCAAACAATCAAATGTCAGATTCAATGAGATGGTAATGATGATTAATCTTATTTAATAGCTTATAATATAAAAAGGCGGAACAATTAATGTTGTTCCGCCTTTTTTGTGGTATATATATTCTATTTATTGCATTTCTTTCAAGTGTTGAATTTCACTTGAAATACACTTAAAATAAGCCCATATATAATCTTTAATATATTGACCAAATTGTTCATTTTCGTTTTCCATTAATGATTGACTACTGTTTACTCCCATTTGTGCATATTGTTGAATAGAATCAATCAATTGTTGTTTCTGGTGCTGATTCTGCTGATCATTATCCATTTGATCTTGTCCTTTACGAAAACCTTGATAAGCTCCTTTCATCTTATCCATAAAACCTTCGTTCAAGATATTATTGACAGATTCTCTTATTACATTGTGGAGCTGTCCCTCCGTTAATCTTACTCTTCTCATATTTTTATTTCTTTTCCTATAAATATCTGCAAAATTATGATAATTCGCCCCCCCCCGCAAATACCGTGCCAGACGTGAAACAATGTTAAAATATTTACACAAAAATAGTTGCAATTTGTGTAATTATAGTATTTATAAATCGTTTTATCAAACAGAGAAAACACATTGAAAAGTATTATTTTCTGTTACTATTTATGATAAAACGATAACAAACATGAATATCATTACCCGTTTAAGCAAAGTAAACGTATTGGTTCAGAATAGCGATTACAATATAGGAATAAATCCAGTTGCAGAACTTATATATGGAAACGGAATCAGCAGAATAATAGCCTATTTCGATATGGAAAAACTTATAAATCAATATAAAGACAAAACCATTATTGATTTGAAAAAGTTGACGCATCGTCTGTTTATGAAAAATTGCGGAAGTATAGACTATACGCAGCTTCATCAGGTTTATTCATCATCGACCAACAGTTCTGATAAACTAAGAGCATCCTCTTTTGATTTGATATTCTTTCTTGTTCCTATGGAATGGGATGGTGGAAAAGGATTCGATTATCAATCATCCTATTTCAACAAGTCTTATATAAAACAGAATGATATGGAAATGGATGGTAGAAAATTGCTTTCCAAAGACGGAGCAACATGGTTTAAAGCCAGAAACGGATATCAATGGGATAATGACGGAATATATACAAATGATTATTTATCAGAACAATACGACAAATTTGCTCAAGGACAGGATAGTATAGTAATAGCAAGACAACATTTTGATATAGGAAATGAAGATATAAATGTTGATATTACAGATACCGTTAATAAATTCATAGAGGGGAAATTATGCAATTATGGAATAGGAATAGCATATTCCCCAATGCTGGAAATACAGGAAACGAAAATGCAAAATTATGTCGGATTCTTTACCAACAAAACCAATACATTTTTTGAGCCTGCTTTAATTTCCAACTATAATGATATTGTCGATGATTCACGTTCCAATTTTTGTCTAAATAAGACAAACAGGTTATATCTATATTCAAATATCAATGGAATGCTTGAAAATCTTGATGAAATGCCCAAATGCTCAATAAGCGGGAAAGATTATGATGTCAAACAATCATCCAAAGGAATATATTATATTGAGGTTAAATTGTCATCATCTGATGGATACGAGGGAGGAACCATGTATCGTGATATATGGACCAATCTTAAATACAACGGAGACGAAATAGAAGATGCTGAATTGTATTTTACCACCAAGCCAGCAAAGATCGCATTCAATGTGGGTTCATCAATAGAAACCAAACCTGCTTTTGTCCTGAATGCTTACGGAATAACAAACGATGAAAAGATTCACAGGGGGGATATTAGAAAAATTGGAATATCAGCACGAGTTCCATATACCAATGAGGAATGTCAGCTGGTGGATAAAATGGAATTGCGATTATATGTAAAAGACGGTGAATCCGAAATAGATGTTTTCCCATTTGACAGCGTGAACAAATCATATCTCGAAAATTATTATATGATAGATACATCTTCTTTAATTCCTTCTACTTATTATATTGATATTCGATTGAATTATAATATGGAGAAAAGAGTTCATAAGGATGTATTGCATTTTGAGGTGATAAATGATGAGACTCATAAGTATTTTTAATTTATGCTTCATAACAAGTTTTTCATAATATCAATGACATCATGGAGGAAAAGAATAGGAATTGTTTGTAATACCATCAACAGTCTTTTTAACCAATCTTTTCCTCCAGACCGAATTGTGTTCAATTTATCTAAAGATGAATTTCCGAGTGGTTATGCAGAACTTCCTGAAAATCTAATATCATTGATTAACAGGGGACTTGAAATAGAATGGGTGCAAGCGAATTCAAAATCATTCAAGAAATTAATTCCGACACTGGACAAATACAGGGATGCAATAGTAATGACAGCTGATGATGATTTGATATATCCTTATAATTTTGTTCAGAACATAGCTAATAATTATAATGACAGACCTTTGTCGTTGAACTTAGGAAGAACATGGATGAGCGGATATGCTTCTGTCTATGAATACAGATTCTTCGGAAAATACCTACATGCTTTCGATAGGTGGGAGGTTTGGAGGACAAATGAAGATGATATAGCTTATGGAGTTTTAATGATGTTAAACGGCTTTTCTTGCGATTTTTGTCATGATCCTTATTGGCAATATATGCACCAAGTGGATGAGGGCAATGGATTGGGAAGGACAGGAGCCTATAATTCAAAAAGAAATGATATATGGTTTAACGGATATATATCAAGGAGATATGGTGTCGATTATAATTGGCTTAGAAACAATATATCACAACATAACAGTTTTGAATTAAATGATAAGGAACCATATTCTGATGATACGGCAATACAAACATATATAGACATACAGTTTAATCCCGTAGAAGAACAACCAATCACTGTGCCTATGGAGGTGCCAGTAATAATAGTGGAACCTCCTAAACCTCAACCTGAACCTAAACCGAAACCGAAACCACAGGAATTCAAGGACGGGAAAAAGGTTATCAGCAAGAATACAACCATAGTGATTAACAACAGTAGTAAAAAATTGAGAAAAATCATAACAAAAGGAGCTTAATGTTAAATAATATTCATTATATTTGCCATGTTAATAAATATGTATGATAATGCTGCACGATAAGGAATTTATTGTTTCATTGACTTCTTGGAAAAAACGTATTGATATAGTTCATAATGCTATTGAAAGTATTATGAACCAAACAGTTAAACCAGATAAAATAGTTCTTAATCTTTCTTTGGATGAATTTCCATCTGGAAATGATGAACTTCCAGAAAATCTAACATCACTGATTGAAAATGGTTTGGAAATAGGATGGGTGAAAAAAAACTCCCGTTCATTTAAAAAATTGATTCCTACTCTTGACAAGTATAGAGATGCGATTGTTATGACTATAGATGATGATATCGTTTATCCTAACGATTTTATTGAGAAAAAAATTCCATTATATCATGACAAGCCTCTATCTTTTGATAACGGACATTTGTTTATGACTGGTTATTGCTCTTTTTATGAATATCGTTTCTTCGGTGATTATCTCCATAAATTTGACAATGAACTTGTTTGGTATTCAAATGAGGATGATATGGCATACGGTATATTAATGATGCTGAATTCAACAGAAATTGATTATCAGATAGATAAATATCATGATACAATAATCGAGGTGGATGACGAAAATAGTATGTCCCGCAATAATAAATATAACACGTTTGAAAATTACAGATGGTTTTATGCTTATTTGAAAAAACGTTTTGGATTGACTCTTGCCGAACTTATAGCAAACAATACCAAACATATAGTCAAGACGTACAAAGATAATACACCAATGATTAATTTGGATACATTGATGATTTATGAATATATGAAAGAAAGATATCCTCTTGTGTCCATGATTGTCCTGAATAAGGACAGAAGCGATCTTATGCAGAATCTCCTTGCATCTATTAAGGATAAATGCAAATATCCATCTTCCTGTCTTAGAATTTATATTGCTGATACAGGAAGTTCGGAACAGGAAAAAGACAAGATTAAGACAATAATAGGAAATCTTAATCTTCCTTATTATATCTGCATGGCAGAATATGATTATTACAATTTTGCAAAGATTAATAATGATATGGTTAAAAAACATATCAAATCAGATACTAAACTCTTGCTGTTCTGTAACAATGATATTGTTCTTGAAAATGATGCCATTTCAAATATGGTTGATGCTTATGTATCAGAATCAAAGAAACACAATGTAGGTACTATTGGAGCAAGATTGAATTATGGTGACGGAACAATTCAGCATCTCGGTATTCATCTTGTGACAAATGGAAAGGTGATTGCTTTTGAACATATAGGTAGCCATAAGAAAATAGAAGATATAAAACCTGAAGATAAAGAACATACACATGCCGTTTTCGCCAATACATTCGCTTTCGCAATGATAAATAAAGATATCTTTGAAAAATTCGGATTGCTTGACGAAGTATTCAAGTCTTGTTTTGAGGATGTCGATCTTAATTTTAAGTTGTATAAAAACGGATATGTAAATATATTAAATCCAAACGCTATATGTACCCATTATGAATCATTGACAAGAAAAAACACGGTGGATAACGATGACTTAATGTGCATGTTCCAACGTGTTCTTAAAGATGAAAAGATTTATAATTATTTCATAAACAAAAACAAAGAAAATAAACAAAAATGAATTCCATCCAACTTAGACAAATTATCATATCCAATCTGTTAGGAAATAGATATGAACTCAATGTATCTAATAGTGACAAACAGTCAAAATATTTTGAAAAAACGAATAGTGATAAATCGGAAAGGTATGTTGTGAGAGTTTCCAATCATTGCTCCAGCAAGTTGACATGGCAACAAAAATATTGCGGTAAGAATGACAACCACATTTACACTAACTGTTATGATATTGTTATATTTGAACCTGATATAGATGGAGTCCAAAAGTGCAATTTTAAAGATGAAAGATTCGTAGTTCAATATGTATATAATACAGTCAATAAAACCGAAAAAGAAATACGCAAATTTATTGACAGTATTAATTTTCATACCAAATTAATTAATTATTGATTTTCCTTTTCCAATAAGCTCAAGAAATCTATCTTTTCTTGGGTTTTTTCGTTTATGCTCCAATAATTATCCATTGTTATCTTGAAATCCTCATTGTCAATTCTTCCAATTTTCATTTTCTTTCTATAAAACTCTTCGAGTGATTTTGTTTTATAATGTTTGATATAAGCATAATCATAATTTATATCATTCCACGGATAAGCTCTTTCAAAGACCAGATTTCCCTTGTTGTTGCATACTTTTGTCGTATCTTTCAGTATAACGGGTGTATGTGGCTGAGTGTCAAATTTCAATGTTTTGTCTTTGTTTATGGATGTATGCAAAATTGATTTGATATGAAAATTTTCAGAAAATTTGTAGGAATCTGTTTGTGTAATAGGGAGTGGAAAGGGAAATCTATCCCGTAATAATCCTTCGGTCTTTCTTATATTCCCACAATCACCATATATTCTCCAATTAATATGTATGATATCCTTATCCGAAAAGCAGGGTAACGATAGATAGTCTTTTATGTTATCAAAATTATTACTAAGTGTAAGGTATTCATCAACATCAAAAAATGCTATAAAATCAAAATAATCGGTAAAGGTGTCTATTGCGTGATTATATGCTGCCATCTGACAATTCTTCTGGTCCCTGACATTCATTATGAGGACTTTATTGTTGTTTATATAATCAGATAGAACGGTATCAAAACTTTCCTCTCCTGTCCTGTTATTGTCATATATTATGATATTGTCAAATTCCAAATTTAGATAATAATCACAAAACTCTTTAATATAACTGTTTTCCATTCTGGCTATAGCAATAAGTCCTACTTTCATTCTGTCTTTTCTTAAAAAATAACATAAAAAAAAAGGTCCAGAATAAAAATTCTGAACCTTTTATCATAAATGAGGTTATTAACCTCTTTGGTTTAACGGAACTCTGCGGTGCTCCAGCTTACCAAACCATCTACTCTGACATGGCCATAGTATTTGTTATTGATAAGTTTCTTTGCATATCTTGTCATAATACCCTTAACTGGTGCGAAGTTAAATGGATTAGTCAAGGTAGGAGTCAACTGCAATGGAATATAAGGTGCGTAAACGTATCCTGTTTCAAGCAATGTGTTACCCTTATGACCAACTATAACTGAATATGATGGAGAATAAGAATCTACATATACCTGCAACTGGTTGTTCAACGAACCAATTCTCTCAATACCCATTGAATACTTATCACTTTCGGCTGATGCATCAGTTACATGGAAATACTCAAGGTTGTTCAGCAAACAAGAAACTTCAGGAGAAACTACGATAAAGTTGGCTGCGCCAAGCAATGTAGATTTCTGAATCTGTGCTGAAATCTGGTTGATAGTTGTAAACAGCTCCTGATTCCAGTCCTTCTGGGTGTAGTTGGTTGAATAGCCCTTCAGATGCTTCCATCCGTTGGCATCAAATCTCAATGACCATGCACCTGCCTTACGAAGGTCTCTCAAAATCTCACGGTCTATCTCAGCACTAATCTGTTCAGAAAGCAATGAGGTTAACTCTGCCTCTGTATCAATATTATGGAATGCTGAAATATCCTGTTGCAACTCTGGTGACCATGTAGCTCTCAACTTACGCTCTGTAACAGAAATGGTAGTAGAAGACATATTGAATGAAACCTCACCAATCTCTGTCTCCAACTCCAATGAGTCGTAAGAACACCAAGCAACTTCCAAGTTGTCTACAAACTTAGTATTAACAGCTGGATCTATTCCGATATATCCATCAGTTGTAAGAGCTGAAGTAGTAGGAACCATGGTATCAATCTCAATATACATCTCGCCATTAGCGTTACATACATTTGAATTGTATTCTACCAATCCTGCACCCCACTTGATAGGTTTGATATGAACAGGGAACTGTGCATACTGTGCGAAAGCAGCGGAACCAGAAGTGTTTGCTGAAATGGCAGCCTTTGTAATTACCTTCAAAGATGCAAGGAATTCCTCAGTATCCTGCTCGTTTCCATCAGGACCTGTAAGTTTACCAGTGTTGTAATTAGAGAATCCAGAAACTTTAAGAATAACCTTTCTAACTGTATTATCAATAGAAGATACCTCTATATCAGCTACTGTCATTGCTGATCCTGCTGTATTGGTAGCACTATAACCGCTTGCAGTAAGTCTAACCAATGTAGGTTTAACAGAAGCGATAGTAATCTTACCCTTTGAATTATCAAACAAACCATCATCATAGAACATATCATACAATGATTTTTGATAATTGACAGACAATCCATAAGGAGCTGCGGTAGTAAGAGCCGTAGGAACAACCTCATCTGGAAGATAATATCTTGGCTCAATCTGACCTGCGTCAGTTCTTGAAGAAAGAACTCTTGAAGTTCTCTCGTATCCCATCATACCAGTATGAGAGAATGTAGAACCATCTGGAATATATCCTTCAGGAGTTCCAGCAGGAATATTAGGAGTTCTTACAGTAGTAGTAGGGCTAATGAAGAATATTTTACCTACTGGCATGTTCATAGCCTGTACTGATACGATATCATTGGCGAGCAACTTAGAGAATACACGTCTAATGATAGGGAATACTACAGTCTGGAACTGTCCACTCTGATCTGCAGAGTTTGCCTCAGACAATATCTTCTTAGCCTGGTTCTCGTACAGTGTAGAGATATTCTCTTTCAATGCACCTGTCAAACCGTTTGTAAATCCGAGCTTATCCCATCTTTCAGAGATAATATTTCTTTGTTTACGTTGTTCGTCCAACTCTATGGTACCAACTTGGTTACTTCTTAACCAATCTGCGTTTCCAAACATTTTATTTGTTATTTTGTTTTTTTATTAATATTTTTTGATTTATGAATGGTATTATAATTTTTCCATTCTATCCATCAAATCCAGACAAGCATTCATGTCTTTCGATTCATAAATAGTTGTCGCTTTTGTATCAACAGATCTTTCAGCTATTGGCTTGTCTATTGATTCGTGTATATTTACAGGTTTCCGATTTAGCGTTCTTTTAAGAGTATTGTACATCATCTTACTTTCCTGCAATGTTTTTGCCTTTGTCATCTGATTCAAAATATCCAACTTCTCATTCTGGGTTGTTGAATTTTCCGAAATCAATTTAATGGCATTTCCCAAATTAGCATTAAGAACAGATGCCTCATTCAATTTAGAATTGAATGAATGATTGGCAACTTTCAACTTTTGCTCAAATATATTGAGTGCCTGTTTAAGTTTTCTGTTCTCATTGAAAATAGAATGGGCTTTACTCATGATTGTAGACTCATTAGTATTTCCGACATAACGTCCGTTCTTGCTGATTTCGTGAGCTGTATGAGGAGGGTATTGCATTGTTTCTTCAGTTTCGGAATTCTTAACTCTGCTTCTTCTTACTCTGTTTCTTGCACCTCTTGTAAGTCCCTCTTCCAGTCCGCTTCCATCAACCATTGACGGAGTTTCATCTTCTGAATCGTCTATTTCATAGATTGCCTCTTCATTCTCCAGACCACACTTGCAATTACCATTTTTTCCGCAACCACACTTGTCATACGGAGTAGCTCTTCTCTGCAATTTGCTATAAGGTCTTGCGTTTCCGTGAGGAACGCCAGCATCCCAATCGTTTCCTTGCTTCTTGTCCGAAGGCAGTGTCATTACGTCTTTTTTCTGATAATCATCAGTGTATCCGAGATTTTCCTGTAAATTCAACTCGTAAAGTTTTGATTCTTTCATCTTATTTCTTTTATTTGTCGAATTTTCATCACCATCGTCATCAAGTAATATTTCGGTATCATCATCATCGTCATCATCTGGCTCAATGGTGAATGTAACCTCCTCTTCGGCGTCATCAGGTGCTGGTAAATTGCGCAATTTATCGTCATCGTCATCATCCAAATCGTCATCACTATCTGCATGGTTGCCTTTTTCGGTAGGGATAATCACATACTCGGTATCATCATCAGTGTTGGTTACCTTGTACACATTATCGTCTTCCTGTTTAACGACTATCTGGTCGCTGTCTTGAAGAATAGAGTATATTTTACCCATATCTTTGTCTTCTACATTACTGAAGTCATACTCTCCGTTCCCGATTTTGTATTTATCGAAGTCCTTCCATTCCTTTCCCTTGACGTCATCACTTTCGTTACCGTCACTTTCCTTATCCGAAGTCTCAGTGTCGTCATCATCGTCACTGTCAACATCGAAATTCGGGTCCTCGTCATCATCGGTTTGAGTATCTTTTACTCCTTTTCCCTTATCCTGTTTGGATTCGGCATTATCCTCATTGATAAGTTTAGATATATCATCATATATAGCCTCCTTACTCAAATCCTTAATGATACTTCCAGAATTTTCTTTTAGTGTCTTGTTAATATCATTGAGTTCGTACAGGCTTTCTTTAAGTTCTTTCATATACTTTTAATTAAAAAAGTTTTTTATTTTACTAATAAATACAAAGCACAAACCATTTTATCGTATTTTTTTACAATAAAATTTTATTTATTCTTTCAAGTTTCTCTCTTATAGCCATATTATGCTTATCAAGAGAATAATCCTTGCTTTCTATATATTGTTGTAAATTATCCATATTGCAGTCAATATAGGACCCTGGAGTACTTGGAGATGAAACAACATCCCAACAAATCAACTCATAATCATCACCAACAACCGTTGTTCCCATAATATCCTTTACAGATCCGACACCCCTTGAAGAAACTCCTATTTTGTAACCTCGTATGATAAGATTGGCAACCTGATCTCCACAGGTACATACGGTTCCATCCTGTATGAATTTATTTGACAGAAATATTTCCATCTGTCCTACAAGAGTATGTTCCTCCCAGTGCAATTCTGTTATCAAGTGTGATACCCTGCTAAGGTCTATACTTGAAGATTCTGGATGATTGCAATTATGAGTCCAGTGGGGAACCATATCTGCATATTTGACATACCATGTATGGTTTTCCACTTCTGGACAATAAGTACTTTCCTTATAATCCTCAAGCGTTACTGTAAGATTTTCCACTTTGATATCATTATCAGATGGTTTTCCATCTTCTGAAATCTTGATATATAAATCATTATAATCAGCAGTAGTCATGATATCAGATGCCATGACGGTACATACAAATTCACCCGTCTTTTTAAACAAAGGATATTTGTGTTTTAGGGTAACCGTATCTTTTATGTTTTTATTGTCTGATATGGTTATCATATTGGAACAATCCTCTTTTTTTACCATTCTTTTAACAGGATTGTTCTCTACATTATTAGTATGCAGATTAAGAGTTTTGATAGAATCTCCCTCTTTGACCTCATCTATCCGTTTCCATGATCCGTCTGACATTTTTACCAACGCATCTGCAGGAAAACACTCTCCATAAGAGCTTCTTTCGTCTATAAGTTTCTGATACGCTATTACCTGCTGCTTCAAAGTCTCTTCTGGATATATTCTTCCATTGGCATTTTTGATACCATATTTTTGAAATACCGCATTAACTATGAATGGCTGTGGAACATACCACTTGCCATTCCCATTTTCCATTCCTTCTTTCAGGTTTTTAGGAGCCATGATAGGACTTGTAGAAGATACTGAATTAGGCAATACATACCCATCATTTTCAATCAACAATCCTTTTCCATACTGGCCTTTCTGTATTTCTGTTAAAATATGACTCATTGTTAGTGTTTTCAAATAAATAGTGTTATTTATTTCATTTTTTTATAAAACGTCTTATAATAGCTGCTCTGTTATTATTCACCAATCCGATGCTATGAACTCTGTTTATATTATTCCTGATAATCAACGGATTAAATCTTCTTGACGAAACATGTAAATAATCAACAGGAGTTTGTGAGATGTCGTATTTGTTGTTCCATACATAAGGATAACTATGGATATCAAAATGATTAAATAGAAACCATGCAGAACCAATACGCTCGGAGGTGAATCCGTTAAATCTTGCTTGGTCATTTCTATCCAATATAAGATATGGACTTTCTTGCTGGCATTTATCTGAATGATTCTTATAGTTTTTAGGAGTTATTCCGAATCTCTTGTCATGCTCGAACAGCAAACCGAACATAAAAGAGCAATATCTTTCAAAATTACCGACACTCATTATAAATGAATTCTTTCCATAAAACAAAGTGTTTTTTGTGTTGAAATACTCCTTGCAAAATTCATAGAAAGGTTTATCTGTATCATGAATGATATCCATGTCCATATCGAAATCCTGATATAGATGGTCACTGTAATAACACCATCTAATGGATTTGACTCCATATCCCTCTTTGTTGAAAAGAATTATCTTTTGGTCGTTATCGAAATATTGGTCTGGATTGTGTAATATCATATCCGCATCATTTCCGAAATCAAACCAACGTCTGTAATGACAGAAACCAACATATTTTAGATTCGGATATAATCTTTTATAGTTTTTCCAAACCCAGTATATGGCTGTCAATTCACAGTAATAACAATTCCTATCACTTATATTATCTCCTGTATTGTCTTTCAAAGGACATAAATCCATATCCTTATGAAGTTCTGCTCCTACCTGAATAGGAACAAAGGTGTCATTGTCCTTAATTGATACATTGTGTGTCGGAACAAAAATTTTAAGTATTTCACTCATTCAAAAAATATTATAAATGATAATATATTATAAGTTAACTGTATTTTAGATACTTAAATTGTAATATAGTATTAGTTATTATATACTGTGGTCTACATATTCAAAGAGTCTGAAAAATGACAATCCTCCAGAAGTTGAAAATGTTATGACATTATCGTTATTCCTATAAATCACCTTTCCTCCATTAATAACATCGTTTTCTGTAAGCAACGAATTGGAAGAATAGAATTCGTTTTCTCCAAGTTCGGATAAAATAGAATGAATATTCTCCACATCGTTGTTTTGAAGATGTTTTTGCATTTCATCAAATATTTCTCTTGTATCTCCAAAATTGCAGCAAGTCACTCTTTCGAGATAAGCAGGTTCTTTGATTTGTGTTTCCATGTTATTTTGTTGGTTGTTCTATCAATTCTTTCATATCAAGAAGTATAGCGACCTGTTCTGTAATATTGTTTTCCTCAAATTCCATTTTGTTCAACTTATCTTCCAACTCCTTGATAAGATTTATATTCTCCTCACTTACATCATCTCCTTTAAGCAATTCATGTATCAGATGCTGATTGTTTTCTTTTAATTTTTGGAAAATTGCTTTTTTCTTTGGCTTATCTTCATCTTTGTCGGATTTCAATGTCTGCAGAATTTGCTTTTCCGATTTATCCATTTTTGAATGTTTCTTGTTGAATTTGTCAATCATTACACATACACTGTTTCGTTTTTCCTCCGTGTCTTTATCTTCCTTCTTGTCTTTTGAGTGCTGTTCAATATATTTGGCAATTTTACTTTTGTTCTCATATAGAGATGCTATTTTAAGAACATCCATATCATGATTTATAACATTCTGGCAACTTTCATAAAAAGCCATTCTTTCTGGATTAATCATATCCTCATCAATGGTAATCTTGTATTTCTTCATGAAATTAACCATCTTGTCGTTTGATTCATTAATGGTCTTAGGATTTATTTCCTTTTTAATACGTTTAGTGACCTCGTCTATAAAACCTTTTGAATCTCCTATTGTTTTATTGTAGGTATCAATAGCGTCAAAAAATTTATTTTCGGACACAAGATTTTTGTCTGATTTCATCATGGAAATATAATCAGCAATAGGTTTTTTGTTCTCTTTCAAATATTCAGAAGAAACATACTTTTTGATGGCATTGTTCATAACACCAAATGTTTTTGATGGATTCTCAAAATATTCATTTACCCGTTTTGCCTCCTCGAATAAAGCATCCGCTTTTTCCTTGTGTTTGGTTGCCTCGTATAAATCATTATTTCCTATAGCCTGTGACATTTTGGATATCTCATTCATCCACTGTGTCTTAAAATTCTTGTCTATTTTCATCATTTCAGTTTCTTTTTTATATTTTTTAGTTCTTTTTCTATATCATTAAACTCTTCGTTAATTGCAAAATTCTTATTATAAATAGGTTTTCTTTTTACAATAGTTTCTCCAATCTTTCGTTTTTTGTTATCACTGGATGATTGTATGCTTTTCATCCAATCCTTGTAAATGATATTTTCCAAATTGTCCTCATCAATATTGATATCCTCATTAATTAAAGGCTTATTGCTTTTCTTTCCCTCTTGTGGTCCTGCTGCCATTTCATCTGCTGGACTCGCTTCTTCTGGAGGCATTTCTCCTTCTTCTCCTTCTGCTCCTGCGGGACCTCCGCCCATATCTGGGCCTCCACCCATTTCTGGGCCTCCTCCCATATCTGGCATTCCGCCTCCGAAGTCTCCTCCTCCGCCTGGCATGCCTCCTTCTTCTGGTCCTCCTTGACCAGAGTCTCCTCCTTGTGCTCCATCCTCATCCTGATATTTGGCATTAGGAATTCCAAGTTCACGGTCAACCTTATCAAATATTCCTGTACGGGTAATAATCTGATTTGTTTTCTTTAATTCCTCTGACAAGGCTCTCTCTTTTCTTATTTCAAGCCAATTTTCCTCAATATCCTTATCAGACATTTTCAACACTTTTTTAAGTGCCTGCTCCATTGACAGAATAGGAATACCGACTCCAGGGTCTGCACAACAATCTCTTATGATGCTGACCTTTTTCTGCATTGTTTCAACCTCCATTTGTTCCGCTTGTGTGGAAGGGTTGTTCATGGTCAATGTAAAATTGGTTAAATCATCAAGAAATCCCAATAGATATAGGTGAATGGTTGCGACTTTTGTCAGTTCCTCCAAAAAAGCCTGTTGCATGCGGTTTATCTTTCTGGTGAATCTGATATCCATCATTGCGAGATTCTGTCCATTTCCCGCTGCTTGGTCAAAATTAAGAAATTCCTTTGGAACCTCCAAACCAGTCAATACCTTGCTTTGTACATATTTTATATCATCAAGTGCGGTCATGTTTTGTCCTGCTGTAAGATTCTCTACAGAATCGGCAGCATTGGCATCTCTAAACGGAATGAAATAATCATCTGTATTTGATAATATATTTTTTCTAAGGTCAATCTGACCTGTCATAGGATCTACAATTTGGGTACGTTTTACCCTGTTAGCAAATTGCTGAATATAAGCAGGAACATCTTTCGGATCAATACCTCCAACGTAAAGTTTATATATTCGTCTTTCCATTGATCGGTCCAGTCTGTATATCAGCATCATATCTTCCATAAGTGACAACATTCTCCAGTGTCTTCTGGCTTTATGCAGATAACTGCATCCATAAGGCAAAAAAGAGCAGTCGGTAAGAAGTCTAAAATGTGCAATTTGCCAATTTCTATATGGTTTTACCGTGTTATCTCCACATGTCCATGCGAATTTAACCTCATTGCTGTCCTTATCTGTTTTTCCTATATTGTTATATACAGTAGAGGCATTCAACGCTCCTGTACTTACAGTAGCATTTCCCTCTATTCTTTCAACCTGTGTCACGGGAAGCTGTCTCCAACCAGTAATTCCATCTTCCGAATTCATATTCATGCAATAGAACTGATTTCCATATTTGGCAGTTCCTCTTATTATCATTGCAGCAACTGAATTAATCTGCAATCTATTAGTGAACAAATCCTCCAAAATTGTTTTTACCCTATCAGATGATGAATATACATGAACTATATTTCCATTATCATCTGGCAAAACGCTCTCTTCTGCAAGAATATCAAGTGCTGCCCCTATTTCAGGAAAACCATCCATCATATCCACATCCCTATACATAAGGGCCATTCTATTCAGGTTGTTAAGATTTTCCGCATCAAGAGCCTTTCCAGTGTTTCTCCACATCGAGTCCAGAAACTGGTCCTGTTTCGCTGTTTTGAAAACCTTGTCATATTCCGCTTTATCAGTGGTCTTGAACAGAATTTTCTTATCATCATCCGTTAATTGATATGATTTAAGTCCGTTAGTGCCACCAAGTGTATCCTTGTCTTTCCCCCAATTGTTTTTTATCGCATTGTTGAGTCTCTGAAATATACTTTGATTTTTATCTTGTTCAGACATGATTTATCTTTTTATAAAAAATAATATTTATTTGTTCTTTTTAGTAAATAACCAAAGAAAAGGATTGTTATCATCATTGCCCTCATTACCTCTTGATGGCAATTCGTAAAACATTGACGGGCTTTCACTTTGTGTATTGTTGTTATTCAATTCTCTTGATGTTGTGAACGCTTGCAACATTGAAATATTGCTGTCTTTTAATTCAAGCTGTTTGTTGATAGAATATTCCATTACAAACATACCCATTGCCAAACAGGTTATGGTATCATCGTGCATACCTTTCATGTGGTCCATTCTTCCTGTCGATTCCTTGAATACCCATGTTTCCAATTCATTTATAACACGCTGGGAGCGTATCTTATAAGCATTTTCTTTCAGCATTGTGGCAAATTTTGACAACATCTGAAATCTTACACTGGAAGAATGAAATCCAGGAAGTTTCCCCGATGTTGATTGAATTGACATATACTCCAAGTTGTCCTGTGTATAATCTTTCAATGTCCCGTCATCATAATACAAATTCTTATATCCCAAAGAACGCATTTTTAACGCACATGGATCTCCGACACCTCCTACGCAGTCAATGACCGTATAAGCCTCATTATATAACATTCCATATTTAAACGCCAATTCTCCGATTTCATCTCCTGGCTTTTTACCATGATATTCCATCACCTGTTCTATTATTGGCATCCCGTTCTCGTCAATACCGTCTTCATCTGTTATTTCTATTGCTGTTCTATCGGCAGCATCTCCCCTTGAACAGTCTATTGACATTATATATCTATGTCCTGCTATTGGAGCTTTCCAAAACCATGTTTCTGGTATTGTGGGGTCCTTTAGTGTTTCAAGCGGTTCTCTTACATTCAGGTTTCTCTGCATCTCTATTATATCTGGAGGAACAACATTGTTTGCAGAACCCAAGAAAGAGACATCCAACTCTTGCGCAATCATTATTTCGTTGTTATTGAAACTTTTGCACATATCTGTGTACCATTTGGAAATAGGCTTCCACCCATCCTCCTCCATCTTTTTCCAATGGGCTTCATTATATTCTATAGATCCAGAAGCGTCTATGGTCTTTTCCTTGTAGTACTCCTTTTTGTGTGATACCTCATTAGGTTTGTACCACATTAAATTTTTGTTATATCTTGGGTCCTGAAACCACTTGAATTCCACTGCATTGAATCCATTTTCGTGTGCAAGAGCCTGTTTGTAAGTGGAATAATAAAGTTCGTCTTTACCATTAGGGGTTGAAATCATTATAGTCCTTGCGTTTTTGACAGATGAAGTGGTAGCCACGGCAGAACCATAAACTTTTACTCCATCCTCTATAAACGCAGCCTCATCAAAAACGAGAATAGATGCCGCAGAAACTCCTCGTGATGCATCTTTACCTGATGAACGGGCATATACCACACTTCCGTTAAAAAGTTCTATCTGTGATTTGTTTTGTTTGACATATATGCTTTTCTTGTTTTTAGGATTTGTGGGATCTGGATCATAATATTTATCCCCCCATATCCATCTTGGAATCCCGTCAAGAAAAGTTTTTACCCTCACCAAAAACAATTGTGACAAGTCAAGTTTATTAGCTATACACAATACCGTTTCTGGGTGTTCCTTGCTTGAAAAAGCAATTTGTGCTGTTGCCCATGCAGCAGTCGTAGTGGTAATACCTGCCTGTCTTGGCTTGATGGCTATGGTGTTTCTATAAGAAGCCAAACTCTGCAGAAAAGCCTTTTGTCTTGGAAAAAGTATGAATTCATGCTCTCCCTCTGTTGTGGCATCGTATGTTTTTAAAAAATGTTCAATAAAAAATATTCTGCTTTTATCTACAAAAGCCTTTTTATATAAATCTATTTGTTCTAAAGTCATTTATTATAATTTTTTTCTTGTATCTGCATTTTATCAAGATCATCTATCGAATAATCATCAGAATCAGTTAATATTGTTTTATCGGTACTTTTTAACTTTTTGTCATTATAATATTCGTTATCTTGAAATTGATATGATGCGTTATTTATCATATTATCCCGTAGTTCTTTACCATAATGTGTGTTTGCTATCATTTCTGGAACAATACTGTTGAACTCGCTGATATTCAGTTTGCATAAATCAGCAAAGAAGAATGGGATTACTGATGGATTGATATCATTGTCTGTTATCTTGCTCCATAATCCGACACCCAACCGCATATCCCATGGTTCCGCTTTCATGAAATCCGCTTCCCTTACAATAAATTCCGCCCTTTTCGTTTCTTTTGGTAATCCTTTGGTGGAAAACATCTCCATAAATCCTCTTATTGATTCCACTAAAAGATATGGAAACAATAACGCTTGTGAAAATATTTTGTTTTTTTCATTGGCATTATTAACTACCACCTCAACAAGACCAGATTGACATAGTTTTTTTTCTGTAATATTAGATTTTTTTCTAAATAGCAGATATCTGTCTATTGTCATTATATCATGATATCTATTGATTAATGATTTGTCATATTTGGCTATATTTTTGGCATATTCATTGTTTTCTGATGCCAATGAATATGAAGCTCCAAGTATAAGGGAATTGATGAAACGTCTTTTAAGTACTGCCTGTTTGGCATTTCCGAAATCCTCCAGATTGGGAAAGTCATAATTAATGATGTCATTTCCTTCTGGTCTTATTCTGATTGGAAATGTTGGATTTATGTTGCTTACAAGATTGCATTGGAAATTTATCATGCTGTCTGGTACGGCAAACATATTTACCACTGCGTTGAAACAGATATTTTCAAGCTGTTTCTTTATTGGCTCTTCTTTCTTTTTCGTTCCAGTTATCAGCGTATTCAGCTGATTGGATAAATAATCTATATCATTGCTTTTCAACCATGATATGGATTGTAAATCTTTTTCTGTCTTGTTTAATTCTTGGAAAACAATTTTTTTAAGAACAGGGTAATCATCTTCCATTGGAATGGCTGGATTGTCGCCAAGTGATGTCCTGTTTGCCTCCAAGTCTTTTTGTATGAAAGATGGAATATTCATGTTATTGATTATTGTTTGATGATATTTTTACGTTATATCTGGTATTAGGATTGCTTGCAACGGTCGCATATTTCTGTTTGAGCTGATTTATCTGCGACTGTGCGTCTTGTGCATCTGTTGCGGTAACGTCAAAGTTTGCTCCGTTATTTGATTTGTCTCCGTCTATCTGATTACCTGTAAATGTAAAATCCTTTTCTCCGTTTGCGTCTGGCTTGACAGAATTGTTGTTTATCGCAGTGTTTATTGAAGTGGCAATATTGTTTGTGGAGGAAGGTGCTGGGTTGTATCCTGCTTCGTCCTCGGTCATTATCTGCAGATATTTTCTAAACTGTCTTTCTGTTAAAATTATTTTCATTATGTGTAATTTTTATAATAAATAGTAAAAGGTGAACAGAAATTAATCTGTCCACCTTTTATTGATAATTGTTTATTTTATCATCAGCTGAAAGGGGAATTTTTGTGTCTGCTTTTATAGGCCTCTTTCGAGGTATATGGGCAGCGCATCTTGTTTCTGTCTTTCATCGAGTTGCTGGTATTGCCAAACTCCTCGCTGATTCCCCTTTCAATAGATTCTCCCAATGGAGGGTTACCATTGGAACCATTATCGTTCATATTATCATTCATACCGTCCCCCATATCATCGCCACCTTCATCTTCCATTCCTCCGTCTTTCAGTGCTTTTATGATTGATTTTTTGCTATTGGCATTCAATACATTTGAGCCTGCCGAATTAATCATTTTCAAAGCCCATGTGGCGGTTTCGTTGGCATCCGATGGATCAGCTTCTCCAAGATAGTTTCTTAGCTCACTGGCTAATTTTCCTGTTTGCTTCTGAATTGATTTCTTAGGGTCCATCTCATCCTCCCCATCCAAATCAGCATTGTTTCCCATATCTGGTCCCATATTCTCATCTGGCATCATAGGAGGCTGCTGATTATCCATGGCTGGAGGTTCTGGCATAAGATTCGGTTCTGGACCAAAATCCATTTGTGGCTCCTCTTTTTGAGGGAGGGCAAGAACCTTATGCTTTTTTTCGGTTAGATTTAATAACGTTTTTTTTTATTTGAAAAACGGCTTTCGTTGAAAAACTTTCTTCCGTTAGGTCTAACACTAAATGGAGCCTTGTATTCCTGGTTATCACTTCCGTAAGGAGTTTCATTCTCTACACTTGAATCGTCCCACTGGCGAGTGTTTTTATAGCCTCTTTTTCTTGCTGGAAGTGTAAATGGCTGTCTTCTATATGCAGGATGTTTTCCCCAGAATTGTTCCTCGTTGATAGCTCTGCCTCTTCTTCTAAAACTCTCCTTTTTGACTGGCTCCTCATCCTCATCTCCTTCTTCACTCTCGTCATCACCCTCTTCATTGTCATCATCATAAAGATCGTCATCGTCAAACTGGTCTTCATCAGAATCGTCAAGTATGATTTCTATTTTCTTTGCGTCTGGAGATACATGGAATGTCTCGGTATCATCATCGAATTCATCGGTATCGAAATCGTTATCAGCATCATCTGTACCCTCCATATCACCTGTCAAGTCGTCCTCGTCATTGTAATCCTTATCAAGATTAATGTCCTCGTCATCATCGTCATCGTTATCAACATCGCCCCAGTCCTCATTATCCTTTGCAGCCTCTTTTATATTGGCTACGATAGAACCTTTGCAGCATCCTTTTGAGAATGGCTTGAATGAGCTATGTGTTCCTTTGCGTTTAGGCTTTCCGTCTTTATCAAACGCTTCTGAATCAGTGTCTGCTATGCTGAATGGAGCTGCCTTTGCCTTGTTCTTTTTGGTTATTTCCTTGGCTTCCGATATGGTCTTTGCCTTATGATATCCCTCGTCTATTTCAACGGATTTGTTCATTATTTCAAGCTGTCTTTTAACATCGCCCTCGGTACCTCTCTTTGCCTCTATAATAGCGGTTTTGTTATGTGATTTGTCTGCTCCCTCAATAATAGTACAGTTGGCCTCGTAAGCCTCTTTCAAAGATGCCATTTTGCCCTCAAACTTTCTAACTGCTGCTGCATAAGATGAAAAAGAGTTTTTGTTTCTGTTTACAAATCCTCCGATGTAGTCAAAATCTTCCTTCAAAGGTTTCTTGTTTCCAGTCTTTGCCATTTTGATATAGAAATTGGATCCCTCTCTGACTATTCCGTAATAGTTTCCGTCTGGACCCTTGGAAGCATATTCCACAGGGTCAGTAGCGTTTTTCTTGCTTTCAGATATAGTATTTGAGGAATTCATCAATTCCTGCATACGCTTTACTGTTTTATCTACAATATTATTCATCAATTAATAATTTTTATATCTTATTTTGTTTTTTTAATAATAAATAGTAAGTTATTTTGTAAATAATCAATTATCTACTGCATAGGAAAAAACTTTATCAAAAACCTTATCGGACAAATCCCATAATTTTTCCAAATATCCATTCCGTTTTATGGATTTATAAATTATATTGGCTTCATCCATTTCCCCTTTTCTTGATAACCCTTTCTTCCTTAGATTGATAAGATTGTCTATCAGCTTGTTTACATCATCATACAGCTCTGGATAATTGTCTGTATGGTTATATACCGTTTCCATATTGTCAATAATGGTTTCTATATCAGCAACGGTAGCTTTTATCTTTCCAGCATCAATATCCGCATCGTTTATTTTGCTTTTGTCTGGTTTTTTCAGCCACTTGTTGTCCATTAATGAATAAACTCCTTCTGAATCGATATCAGAATCTATGTCCTGAACATATATCTCAACAGGAACGCCATTGATGTTCAGATTTTCATGGGCATTGTTCCATTCTCTGCTGGTTGATTTATAGTATTTTTCAACAAATTCCTTATTCTTATCCAGTTTGCTAAAATCAACTATTATATGCAAATCAAGGTCTGAGTTTTCATTCCAATTATAGTTGCATGACGATCCTATTAAAAGTATATCTTCTGGGTCATCATTATATCCATTATCTTTCCAATAAGCATCAAAAATATCTATCAGTTTTTCCCTAATACCTTTTTTGAGCTTTTCGCCATTCCATATACTTGGATTGAGTTCTTCTTTCGGTGTGAATGAACTCAAATTTATTTCATCTGCGTTTACTTCGTCTATTATTTCATTTAATAATGATGATGACATTGTGGTAGCTTTTGTTTATAAATAGTAGTATAATTAAGTTTGAATATGATGTCAAAACACGTCTGTTTAATAGGGACACAAAAAAGAGCCATTATTGAACATAACGGCTCTTAATTTCTGCTGATGGAATATCATACATTAATTGAATATCTTAATGTATGCGTAAGCAAATAGAAAAATGAAAATAAATAATTTTTTTTAAATAAAAAGTAATGTTTATTTTTCAAAATAGTCTCTTACAACTGCATAAATATAGGTAAATGCTTCGTTTTTATGGGGAGTATTATCCCATTTGTCGGTCTTATATAATTTGTCAAAAACGGAATTCATAATTTGGAGTTCCTTGTAGTCGTGTTCGGTCCACAATTGTTTTTCATTTGGATAAGTATCTTTCTCTTTTGAAAATCCTTCTAAAAAACTCTATAACATTGGATGCTATTTTGTCCGCTGTTTTGAATTTATCTGGATTTAGTCGTTCCTTTACATCTATTGTTGCAGATATTATTGAAGGTGGAGTTACCTCTATTTTGGTTTCTTTCATTTCTTGAACCATAATTTATATTTGTTTTATTAAAAAATAGTAAATTATTTTGATTTGATAAAAAAAACAATTATTATTGCAGAATTATAAAATATATTTTAGATGGATAATACAATTAAAAACAAAGTAACCGAAATCGTTGATGAAGACGGATTCGTAAATTACCAAAGAGAGGACCAGACACTTATTTCGGATGAGTGGTTTATTCCACAGCTTACAGATCCAATATACTGGGGAAAGGATAAAATCATCGTCAAAAGAAAGATTGATTCTTTGATCGACTGACAAGATTCCAATTCAACTTTATCAGGAAGATGTTTGAAAGTTATGGTTGTAAAGTCGTTATCGTGGAAGGAGATGATATTTCAAACGAAGATGAATTATGCCAAGACATCATGAGTTTGTTGGCAAGTTTTAGTGGAAAATTGTACGGAATACGAAGCGCAAACAGAAGAAAGAAGATAAGCAAGTAACTAATATGGACATAGCAAGCAAATACTGCAAGTTTTTTATGAGTGACAATATGACTCGTCTGAAATATGACGAGTTGTATCGACTTGCCGTGTCCATAAACGAAGAGAAAAACAG